TCGGTTATTTGTTATTTCCACTTCGCAATCGAAAACGGCCTTGCGCCACACGTCCTCCCCGGTGATCTCTATTTCCCGCCCTTCATGCGGGGAGGAGTTCCAGCGGGCATCTCCCGCGCTGTCCGCGCTGGTGCGGTACCAGCGGAAAGCACTGTCGGGCAGCTGTCCGGTAATCTCCTCGCCGCCTTTATAGACACGGGCGCTCAGGAGAGTCGAGACGATGCCGCTGCGGAAGGTTGTGCCGTTCTTCGATTCCACATATACAGTATAGGCACTCTCCCCGTCGGATAGTTTGAAGAGCGTATGCGTCGCCGCATATTCTTCCCCGCCGGACGTTGCCGAATAGCGCAGGGTCAGCATCCCGCGCCCCTCCCAGCCGTGAAAATCAGGCGTGAGGCGAAACAGCGGGCCGTTGCACCCGGCATCCTTCCACATCCCGTCCGCAGCCTGATATTCCCAGCGTCGTGCCGTCGGTTCGAAGTTATACTCCGTGGCGATGATGTCGATGGCGGCGGGTTCGGCCACGGCGGTCAGTTCATCGGCAAAATGGAATGCCGTGCCGCCCGTGAGCGAGACGGAACGGGGCTTCAGCTCTTTCTGCGCCTCTTCATCGAGGTCTTCCCAGCGGATCGTCACGTCGCGCAACTCGATGGTATCCTGCGACCATCTGAAACGCCCGCCGGCAAAATGTCCCGTACCGTCGGGGTTGATGACAAAGGAGTTGTCGCGGGAGCTGATCGAGCCGTCCTCATTCAGGCGGAGCAGCGGATGCTGGATCGTGCCGCCGATGCCGCCCTTCGAGAACCACGCCCCATAATCCTCCGTATAGGACAATACTTCGTCGGTCGCCTGATAGGGAGTTGCCGTCCTCCCGGCTTCCAGCTGCGGCGCCGTCAGCAGAAGCGATACCGAAGAGGCAATCCCCAACGTCATATCCGGCGCATCAGAAGCCCGCACGGGGAAGGCGGTCTTGTAGCGGCGCCATTCCCCGCCCTCCGGAACGGTAATCTCCCCGACAAGGTGCTCGTCCTGATACAATCGGACGGTTCCCGCCTCTTCGGACTTTATCCAGAGGGAGAAACAGTAATGGCTGCCGATACGTGCTTCGCGCCAGTCGGCACGCTGCACGACAAGGCGGCTGTCGGACGCGACCTGCACGCACCTCCCGATTCCGACAGGAGAGGCGGCTTCGACCGCTACAGACCCGCTGAAAGCACAGGAGAGGCTGTCGGGGATGACATTCTTGTGGATTCTGCCGACATAGAAGGTCGAGGAGAAGCCGTTCTCGTCTCCGGCGGTCAGCGTGCCGGCGATATTGACGTTACGCGTGGCATAGAGGTTCTGGAAGTAAGCCCCGTACCCGTCCAGCACGCCGAACACGGGGTCCGTGATGCCCGAGACCTTGCCGACGCGGGCTTTCGTCGCCTCCGCACCGACGGCAAGGGACGAGAGGCGGACGATGTTCAGGTCGGCCACCTCGCACCAGTCGCCCTCCGTCGTCAGCAGCCCCGAGAGGTCCATCCGAAAGCTGCGTACATATTGCTTCGGGTATTCGACGGTCAGCACCCACAGCTTGTACTCCCACAGACCCGATACGGCGACCGTATCCTCGGCATCGAACTTCTCCCCGTTCGTGTAGCCGAATGAGAGGGGAATGCCCGGATGTTCTCCCGAAGCCCGGATCTTGAATGAGACGAGCAGCCGTTCGGGGTGTCCGACGCTCTCTTCGAGCGTCTGTTTCAAGCCGAAAGGAGCATCGTCCAAGACTTGCGACGTGCGCGTCAGCCGCACGATGCGCGAAGCCCCGTTATCCGCTCCCTTGTACTCCGCCGCAAGGCAATCGCCAGATACGGCGTACTTACTCTTGTCGGGAACGCCCATGATGCCTCCTACCATTTCGGGATAACAGAGCGAGCGTTCCCTTGCCATGCCGTCGATGACGTCCATATAGGGTGCTTCATCGTCCGAGGCCGTCAGGTACAACGCTCCGCTGCGGGTGCTGTCGAACAGGCTGGTGACATGCACGAAATCCAGCAGCTCGCCGTTCTGCGGCTCGTCGCCGTCCAGCAGTGCCCCTATAAAATAGGGCGCCTCCTTGTCGCCGACCGTCTCCACGCCCGCGTCCAGTACGGCCATAAGGGAATAGACGGAACGGTCGCGCCCGGTATACTGCCTGCGGACGATATCCCCGGTCTGCAAGCCTTGTGTCTTGTCCGAGTCGGGGTCGATGCGGATCTTATATGTCGAATAGCGGAATACGGACATCTCTTACAACTTTTCTACGGTGTCGCCCGAACAGCTGTCGCTCACCCATAGCGAGCCGTTGGCGGCGGAGATTTTCCTTACCTCGAACTCGTAGGCGCGAAGTTTGCGGCGGGCCACCACCTCGTCGAAGGTGGCGGTAACATTTCCTGTCGTGCGGTTCTGCCGGATGGCCCAGCCGCTGCCGGCGAAGCCCGAGGAGAAAAACTCCGAGGAGAGCGAACCCGTAAAAAGGCTGTCTCCGGAGTGTTTGATCCCTCCGTTGACGGCTTGCAGGCGCAGCTCCTCGGTAAAGTATAGCACGCTGTCCGCCAAACGGGTTGCGGAGCCGTCGATGCCGACGTGCCCGGCGGCCTCCAACGGCACGCCGACCGTCACGAAATCCGCATCGGTGGTGAGGGCAAACGATTCGGACTTGCGGTTCTGCGGGGCGTAACGGCTTGTCGAGGGACTATGCCCGATAGCGGTCGCATGCGGGGCAAGTGTCCGCACGCCCTCTTCGACGTACTCCACGTCCGAGGTCAGGGATAAGGTCCTCCGGTCCCCCGTAATGAGGAATCCGTCGGCGCCACCCATGCGCAGCCGTTTGTGGAGGATGATTCCTTCGTCCGCAGCATCCGTCCGGTAGGTCGAGAGCAGGTCGGCACCGTAGTCGTGCCGTACGGTCAGCGAACCGGGGAAACAGGCATGTCCGTACGGTGAGACGAGCAAGCAGTCCCCGTCGATATCCGAGAGACCCGAGAAAAGCCGGATTCTGGGGGTGTCGTCGCTGCCCAGGAGCAAATCATCGCCGATGCTGCCCAGCCGTATCCGGTTCTCTGTCTCGCGCACGAGCACGTCCTTGCCGCCGATGCGTATGCCGAACCCCTCGCCGAAAGCGAGGTTCCCGCCCAAGGCGGCATCCTCGCCGGAAAAGGCCAGCAGCGTTTTTCCGCCGTCACCTAACCGTACACCATGCAGAGCGGACAGCCGGCCATTCAGCGAAACCTCTCCCGCAACAGTCAGGTCGCCATGTATTGAGCCGTCCCGCATCGCCCAGTCCACCGTAGCAAGGTTCGCATTGCCCCGATGATACACGTCATGCCCTGCGACCTGCAACAGCGTGGAAGAGATGAAGACCCCGCTTTCCCGCTCCCCGAATAGCCACTCGCCGGAACAGGAGACCGTTCCGGCAGTCATATCGAGATGCGAAGCGTCGAGCGTGGCGGTGTCGTTCTCCGCATCGTATCTCAACACCTGCCGCTCTCCGAGATAGAGGCTGTCGCCGCCGAGGCGCAGGTTGCCGGCAATGCGGATGCCATATTCTACGGCAGAGACGACACCTTCCGAATCCGTTTCTTCTGTCGAATAGGTTTCCAGAATACGGGTGTTTCCGACACCCGCCTCGAAACCGTAGGCGGCACGCAGCATGCCCGTCATATCCCCGCCGGATTTCTCGAGGTAGTCCAGCAGCAAACCGCCTTCGCCGCTGCCGCCTTCACCCGTTACGGCTCCGGCAATGGCCGAGGCGAAGCCGTAGGCGGTATTCTTCAGACGTACGCTCGTCTCGTCGCCCTCCTCAATGCCGTAGGGATTTTCCGCGCTCTTGCGTTCCTGGGCATTGAAGAAGTTGTGATACAGTTGCGAATAGATCGAGTAGCAAAGACTCGACCGGTCCAGTTGTCCGATGTCGGGATGGAGTTGTATGCTCATTTCGTGTAGCTGGTCTTAGAGAGGAATTTTTGAATGCGGGAGGTCAGCGACGTGAAGTTCGGGATATTGATGGGCGACATCGTTCCCATCAGCGTCGGCGTCATGATCTTGCTGCACTCGGTCAGGAAGTCGAGCATCAGTTGCGCCAGTTCATTTCCCAGCACAAGCGGCTCGGTGGCGTTTTCATCGCCGAGCGTTACCTTGCCGTCGGAAACGGCAACGGTCGTGGAGTTCACTTTCTGCACCACTTTGTCCGCCGTCTGCCTGACTTCCGACTTGTCCACGGTATGGGTGATGTTCTCCGCCTCGATGACCGTCGTCGCCTCCTTGTCCTTATCATTCCTGACGGTGGTGGTAACGGCAGTCGCCGTATACCGGGTGGAGGTCGCATTGCCCGTAGGTTCCAATTCGTCATAATCCGGGGAGGTGTCGGATTCCGCATCCAGCTCTTCGGTCTCGGTAACGCCGATGGTGGTCTCCGTATGGGCATTGAGCCGGACGATGTCCACATGGGAGAAGTTCACCACATAAGCGTAACGGGTGGCGGCGTCCATAAAGACTGTCACGTCGGAAAACAACGTGGGAACGATCAGGAAACCGCCTTCGTTGTTCGTCGCTGCCGCGAGCAATACGCCCTTGTGAATGACAGGCTCCGCCGAGGCGGTCTCGTCAGGATACTCGCCTACGTCGATCGTGCCGCCGTACTCCGCAAATTCCTCGTCCGAGGGGTCGTCGTGGATCTTGGCGACATAGCCGTGAATCATGCGGGCAGTACCGATGCCCGACATGCCGCCCGGAGCCATCCCGATGCGCTCCATGCTGCGGCCGAGGGCGATCTTGCGGATAGCCTCGCGGATAAGTAGCTGGTTGGATTTATCTGATGACATATGATTGTTTTGCAAAAGAATAGGTCCGCACGTCGGTTTATGGTCTAATTCCCGGTCAGAACTCCTGTGATGAATGAAACACGCAGCCGCGTTTTATGTTAATTATATGTTATTTGTAAACCCTTGCATGAGTTTTTGCTCGGAATACGCTACCTTTGTAAATATCGGCAGAATAAAAAAGAAATATTATATGAGAAGCCTGTTTATGATGGCGGCGGTTGCGGCAATGACGCTTGCCGCCTGCAAAGGACGGGGAACAAAACCCGCAGACGGTTCCGCGGCAGATACGGCCGCAGTTATCCCGGAGATGGCAATCACCGGACAATGGTATATAAGGAATGTCGTGCTGAACGACTCCCTGTATGCCCGCCCGTCGGAGATAGCCCCTGATGTGCGGCAGTATATCACGTTCAATGAAGACAGTACTGTCAGTATCAAGACGAACTGCAATGGAATGGGCGGACGTTACACGATAAAGGGCGATTCACTCACGATAAGCGGTCTTTGCTGGACGGAGATGGCTTGCGACAACATGGATGTGGAGAGGCTGTTGCGAAAAATCCTCCCGGAAATTCGTACCTGCGAGATCGGGAATGACTCCATCCTGCGGCTCAATGCCGCCGCTTCCGGAGAATACGTCCTGCTACGCAAGGCCACAGAGAAAAAATAAAAGCGTCGAAAGGGATAAACGCAACCGGCGTCTTAAAAAAAACTGAAATTCCCTGATTCTCCATTTGTCCGGACAATTTTGTTTATTTTTGCAGCCGTTTATGAATCTGCAAATGAAAACGATGACTGATAATAATGATGTAATCCCCGACAATGAAGCGCATGGCTGTAATTGTCAGGAGGAAAGGTGCCGCTGCCGGGAGGAGGACGGGGAGTGCGAATGCCATTGTCACGGACAGGAGACCCCTTATCCGGAATTGCCCTGTGTGGAAGCGGATCCCGACGATTTCAATGACTGGGACTAATCCTTGGAGGACCTTATTTTGTACGGGATGCTCAATTTCTGCCTGTATCCCCCGATGCCGAACGTGGTCGTCACCTCTTCCACGAGATAGACGCCGTTCTTCGAGGGGTTGCGGTTGTCCACGAGTTCCACCTGCACGGCCGGCGTCAGCCCGAAATCTCCAAAAACAGTGACACTGCCCGTAATGCCGTTCAGATTGTAGTTGCGGAAATACTCTGTCGTCTCCTCCACGAGCTGGTCGGAGGTGATGCCTATATGCGGCGACATGTACGGCACGATGGTATAGGTCGAAAGATCCACTTTGGTCTTCGTCGCGGCGCCTGTCGCCGTCGTATTGCCCGTCACTTTGTGCGTCTTCCTGGAGATCTGCGTGGCGTTCACCGTCTGGTACTGCCTGTTGCCGGCAACCGTCGGGTCGTATTCGGGATTGAGGCGTATGGTGACCTCGAAGAACTTCTCGTCGGTTCCGAGGGCTTTGCCCGTTACGGCAAGGAATTTCGGGTCGGTCTTCACGACTTTCAGGTCGTTCTGCGCCACATGCTCGTTGAAACGGATTTTGAAGGGTCCCGTCGATTCGTCCTCGGGAAAGACCGGCTGCGCCTTGCTCGACGAATAGGGGCGGCCGACGGCAATCGACGGCATCGCACTCTCGTCCTCGGCATCGTATTTCAGGAAGCAGTAGACCTTGTATTTCGACCATTCGGAGAGGATGTCCGCCACGGTGAAATTGTCCGTAACCTTGACTTTGCCGATATGTATCTCGCATTTTTTCGTGTCGGAGTGTATCTTGAATCCCGTATCCTTCAATATGTCGTATTTCCCTTCCAGCACCTCGTTCACGGTAGTCCCCTTTGCCGGCGTCTCGAAATGCGGCGCCGTTTTAAGTTTAAGTTTGTAGGCCATGTTCTCGCACTGTATTTCCAGCATGCTGTCGGAGTTGTAGCCGGTGATATAGCCGTCGAACATGTTTTTCATCACACCGTTGTATCCGAGCTTGATGTTGATGCGCTGCCCGACCTTGAAGGTCGTCTCATCGACGAGCCGCTGCGTGGTGCGCTTCTCGATGATGACTCCGTCCTGCATGATCTCCGTCGTCAGGTGCGAGGCGTCCTTGCCTTCGAGTGTCACAGTGCCGATGATGGTGGAACGGCACACCGTACCTTTCGGGAAGGTCACCTTCGCCGTGCCGATAAGTTTCTTGTAACTCTCGTTGATTTCGAGAGTGTGCACCTCCGTGATCTCCACGCCGTCCGTTATCTTCATCGGATTCGCCGGATCAGTGTCTCCAATGGTAATCCGGCAACATAATACATCCATCATAGCCACGTGAATTTTAAGAGCGAGGCGGGGTCGATGACCTCCGTGCCGAACTTCACCCACTTGATCCATTTGTTCGTGTGCTTGATAGCCGTATCGACCACCTCCTGGCCGGCGGATATCAGCTCCACAGCCTCCGAGGGCTCCACGGCCACGCACGTGAGCGTATAGGGCTGCACATTGCGGCAGTCCGTAGGCTGGAATGTATAACTCTGGATAATGAGTTGTGTGATGTTGAACTGGCGCAGCACGGTATTGTCGCAATCCACGACACCCTTGTACTGCACAAGCTTGATGAACTTCGATACCTCGGCTTCGGGGTACACATCGGGATATTTCGAAGTGATTTTCCCGTTGACGGTTATTTCCAAGTCTCCGCCGGAGATGTACTCCTTGCGGGTATAGTCCCGCCCCTGCACCTGCGTCAACAGAATGTTGTTGCGGCTCGACACCTGCACCTGCGGTCCGAGATCGACGAACGTCACGAGGCCGTACTTGCTGTTGGGCTCCACCTTGCACTCCTTGTTGTCGTAGTATTGCCCCTCCTTGGAAATGGAGAGTTCCAGATAGTCGGCGACGGTCCTTCCGACGATGGTATCCGTATAGTTCTTCTTCTGGGCGATAGCCTGCTGCTCGCTGATGAGTTGGTAGTATTGCCCCGTCTTGTTGGCAAGGCTGGACTGCGACTGCGTTTCCAGATATTTGTCCCTCACGCGCTGCTCCCAGTATTTCAGGTAACGGGGATAGGAGCGCAGCAGACCGTATGCCGTCTGCGAGGCGACCTGTATGACAGCCCGTTTCAACAGGTCGTGGTGCTTGGAGAAATAGTGCACCTGCCCGTCTTCAAGCTCGGCAAGTCCCATGCCCAACGCCAGCCGTGTGGCGTTGCTGATATAGCTGAACATGCTGCCGGCATTCAGGACTCCTCCGCTCAGAAGGGTCGAAGCCGCTATTTTAAGTAATCGTGACATAAGCGTTTAAGCGTTCCACGAGGCATCGAAGTCATGCACGACATCGATCAGCGCCTCGGCGAGTTGTTGTTTCAGGTTCTGTATCTCCTCCCGTTGTCCCGCCTCTGTTTTCAGCAGGTCGATGGTCTTCACGCTCAGCAGGCTGTCGATATTGACGATGACCTGCTTGGGTGCCGCCGACGAGAGCCGTCCCGTCCCGGAGTAGTTGCCTCCGGCTCCGCCGTCGTCCGGCAGATGGCCATTGGTGATAGGATTCGTAGCAAAGGGGCGCGTATCATTCGAGTCCGGTTCGTTGCTGTACTGGTCCGGGGTGAATCCCGCTACGCGCAGAATGTTCTCCGCAGCCTCGGCCGAGCCTCCGAATGTCTGCCGCAGCGAGGAGAAGAATTTGACTAAGGAGTTGTGGGCCAGCTTGCGGTCCGCGATGTTATCCACACGTTGCGCATCGGTGGCGTCCTTACCCAATACACGCTGCACCCAGTGCCCGTCCTTGTCCTGCGAGAATCTCCACCCGGCGAGCTGCTCAAAATCGAAGCCACCCTTGCGCATCAACTCCTGCGCTTTGGACGGGCTGGAGATAGCATCCCTGTAAAGTGTCGCCGCGCGGATAATCTCAGGGACGGTCGTCTCATTCATGTAACGGGCGTAGTCGTATGTCTGTGCCGCGACTGCTTCGGGTTTGTCACCCAAATCCGTATTGTAGATGATTTTCCCGTCCGTCACGCGCCACAGGCTCTTGTCCAGTTCCTTGTCCTGTTGTCCGTAGCGTTCCTTTACCGTTTTCAGGAAAGCGTCCAGTTCCAACACGGTACCCAACTTTCCGAACTCGGCGTAGGCTGCGTTGATGCGGGTCTGGCTGTCCCGTTTGGCCAAGGTGATGAGCGCATTTCGGATATCCGCCTGACGTGCATCGTCATAGGAATATCCTGGACTGTGGTAGACCCCTGAGCGGGAACTGGACATGGCCGCACCTCCTTCGGCAAAAAATGCCGTCCACCAATTGCCGGTGAATGCTCCGATTTTCTGTCCCGACGCCTCCTCGATGCTTTTTCCAGCGACAACCTCTTCCACAGCCCGTTTGGTTTTCATAGCCATGTTGTAGGTCTCGCTCAGAGAGGAATACAAAGCCTCGATGGAGGGATAGCGGTATTTGCGGTTCTGCCCGATCTCTTCCAGCACGGCATCCTTCGCCTCCTTGACCTTCCACGTCTTGTAAGCCACCCAGCCCAGAACACCGACCAATGCCGAAAGTCCCGCCGTGGCGGCCACAGCCCCCGTACTGATGGCACTGAGCGAGGCGGCGGCACCGGTCAGTCCGCTGCCGGTCGCCACCTGTGTGGCGAAGAGCGACTGCAGGACATTCTTCGCACCAATAGTCCCGCCACCGGCCAGCAGGGCCTGCATCATCGCCCCGCGGCCTGTGACGCCCGCCGCCTGCATCGTCGAGACGATGGCACGTTTCTGCGCGAAGGAGAGCCTGCCCGTACCGCCTATGCCGATCAATCCCTGTATTGCCTCGACGGATGTTAAGGCGGCGGACTGCTTGCCGATGAACCCGACGGCGATGCCGATGTTGGTCAGGGCTCCGGCAACCTTGAACAGTTTGGCCGCCACCACCCCGGTAAAGAGCATCGGTTCTATCCAGTGGAAGTTGCGCGTGACCCACGCGCCGATATTGCCGATGACCGTGAAGACATCGAGCAGGGCGTTCCCGATCGCCACCAGTCCCCGCGTGAACTCCGGGGCCTTGAAACGCTCCAGCAGCGAGCGCAGGACACTCCGTATGGAAGGTTCCATGATCTCATACGCCTGCATGAAACTCTCCGTAAGCTGGGAGGTGACCTGCGCCCACAACCCCTTAGTCGTGTTCTGCTTGACGAGGGCCAGTTCCGAGGAGATTCCCTGCGACCCCCGGTTGTGGGTCGTCAGGGAGCGCAGCTGGTCGTAGTTGCGCACGAGCATCATGGCTGCATTGCCGCCGATCTTGCCGAAAATGGCCTGCATATCTGCCATAGATGCCCCTTTGCGGTTCAGTTCCTCGAAGATGTCGGCGATGGGCCGCAGTTTCTCGACCATGATACCTTCTATGTTGCGTTGCTCGGTAAACTTCACACCCAGGCGGTCGAGCACCTTCTGGGACTCCTTGGTCGGCTTGGCAAAGCGTGTGGCCATGGCACGGAGCGACGTGCCGGCCAGCGTGCCTTTCAGACCCATGTTGCCCAGCAGGCCGATGGCGGCGGTCGCCTCCGTGAAGTCGACACCTGCCATACGCAGGTAGCCGGCTGCCATTTTGTAGGATTCGGCAACCTCGACGATATTGACGTTCGAGCGCGAGATGGTGGAGGCGATGATGTCCGCCACGCTGTTCATGCTCTTGTTGTTGATGTCGTAGCCGGCCATGATGTTGGTCGCCAGATCGGCGATGTACGGCACGTCATTGTCTCCTATGAGCGCCAGGTTCGTAATCGGACGTATGGACTTGTGGATGGTCTCGATATTCATGCCTGCCATCGAGAGGTACTTCACCGCTCCGGCAATCTCAACCGCCGTGAACTTGGTGTCGATACCGATCTTGCGGACATGACGCGCCATCTCGTCGAAGCGTGTCTCGAACGTTTTCCAGTCGGCATCCGCCACCCGCAGGATGGAGTGCGCCGACTCCATGATGTTGGAGTAGTCGATGGCTTTCGTCAGCTCCGAACGCACGAGGCTGTAGCCCATGTAGGCGTTGAGCATCGAGGCGAAAGGAAGATTCCTGAGCGACGGGGCTTTCGAATACTGGATGCGGTTGATGGCCGCACGGCGTTTGCTGCGATAAAGCGTCCCGGCCGCGGTCTGTTCACGCTGCATCAGTCGCACGGACTGCATGGCGGTACGCTGCTCACGCTGCCGGGCGGCTCGCTCGGCACGCTGCTGTTCGGCAATCTCCGCTCTGTAGCGTCTCTCTTCGGCTCGTCGTGCCGCCGCAGCCTCTTTGCGTCGGGCTGCTTCCGCCTGCCGTCGCAGGCGCTCCGCCTCGCGGGCGGCATTGCGGCGTCCCCGTTCCTCCTCCTGTTCCGCCTTGCGAAGACTGTTCCGCCGTTGCTGCGCCGCATAGCGTTCCTCCTCCTGCGCCATGCGCTGTCGGTGCATCTGCTGGTCGGTATAGAGCCGCTCCATCAACTTCTGCCGGGACTTCTCGGGCATGACGAACGGCTGCGGGGCAAACGGAACGGGGACATCCGGCATGTATGAGAACGACGCACCGGTCGTCCCGCCTAAGATGCCCGCAGGAAGACCGCCGCGTATGTTCAGACTGAAAGAGGAGGCACTTTTGAGCTGCCCGAGCAGGGAAAGGACTTTTTGCAGACGACGTTCGGCTGCGTCGGTCCTGATATTGAGTTCCCGCCCCTGCGAGACGGAAACCAGTGCCGAGTTGATTTTGCCGATGGCCTTGGTAATGCGCTTCTGGGCATCGGCCATTGTCGTGACGGACGAGGCGGCATTCCGCTCGACCTCCGCCTTGCGCATCTCGGCAGCCTTCTTTTCATAAAGGCTTTTGGCATTGGCCTTGATCCGCTTCGTGTCGAGAGCCGCTCCGGCATTGATGGTAAGGCTGATACCCTTGGAAAGCGTGGAAATATCGGTAAGAAGGCTCTTGACGCGTTCCAGCTTCTGCTCGCTGTTCTTCGTATCGATGGTCAGGCGGTAGTCGAAACTGCGTTTCTTGCCGTTCTTGGTACGGAACACGCGGTCGATCTCGTCCATCATGTTCTTGATGTTCGTCACAGCCGGCGTGAGCGAGGCTTTGGCCTGCACCAGCTTGCCCACAGCCTCGCCGAAGGCTATGACCTGCTTGGTGCCCTGCGAGGCATCGACATTGATGGTATAGTTGACCTGATAGTTCTGATCCTGAGCCATGGTATCTGCTGTTCGCTATAAAAGATTAGTGTCGCAAGGAGGGCGGAGATTAAAAAACAGCCGCCGTAAGTCACAGGGGCTTACGGCGGTTATCGGGGAGTCTTCTCCGGCAGGGCGACCGGTATCGGCATACGGCTGACGAGCATCTGTTCATGCAGCCACAACGCTTCCTCGGACAACATGGCGAACTCCTCGTCCGTGACTGTGTTCAGGTTCACGCCGGGAAAGTAATGGCGCACGTAAATCATCCGCTGGCGGATGCGCTGCTCATCCGTAACGCGCCACCGGTCTATAAGTTTACCAGTACGCTCTGCCGGGTAGTGATGAGTTCCGAGAGCTGCCCCATCAACCCGAAGAGGAACAGCGACTCGTTATCCACGAGTTCCTTGTCCCCGTCCACGAAACAGTCGCGGGCAAGCGTACGCATGGCTGTCACCTCGTCTTTCTTCGACGCAGCCATGAACTTCGAGAACTGCGGGAAAGTAGGTTCCGCCATATAGGCCACATAGACCTCCTTCTCGCCGCAGTCCTTTTCACCGAAGACTGCCATCGGGTAGATTTTGCGGAGTTTCCTTTCCTCTTTCAGTTTGAGGGCTCTCTCCTTGATCTTGGTTTCCTGTTCCAGTGTGAGCATCTTTTCGTCCATATCGATACGTGTTAAAAGTTCTCTTAAAGTGTAGGCAGGAAATATCGAGAAGGGTTAAGGTATCCGCCGGATTTTTGCACGTCATCGCAAAAATACAAGATGAAACACCGCAAAAACGACTGACAAAATGCCGCAAAAATACCTAGTTGATAATATCGTCTGTTCGGGCGATATATCCAGTATATAATGAAATTTCCATACTACTATGATTTTTGCAAATTATTTACGATAAAATAGGTTTATACAACTCATTTCTTTTGATGACCGCAAACATTCTGGCCACGATTTTTGCTCGTAACGCATTTATTACGGACATTTTGTTCTTTCCTTCGGCAACTTTTCTGTCATAATACCTCTTCAGTTCTCCTCCATTCCGATGTGTTACAGCTATAGCAGCCATATGCAACAGTCTTTTCATTACTTTGTCGGCCCTGTGCGATACTCTTGCTTTCGATTGCTGGGAAGTTCCGGAAGAATAAGAGAAAGGGGCAACCCCGGCATAACAGTTGAACTTTCTCGGATCATCGAAGCGAGTAAAGGCCTCCGTCGTGATTATCATGTTGGTTGCCACCACACGCCCTACTCCATCTATGGACATCAACAGCTCCATCTGACGAAACAGTACCGGACAGGAGGTTATCACCTCATCCATTTCGTTCGTAATGGCTTGTATGGCTTGCTCCAAGTTCTCCATCAAAGCCGTCAAACGCTTCACCTTTCGTTCGTACAATGCTGTCGGCATATATTCCCTCTGGTCCTTCAACTGCCCCTTGTATTTAGCTAAATCTGTCACATACAGGCTACGTTCTGATTCGAGCTGTTTTAATCTTTCAATATCCTCCGAGGGGCGTTCATAGTATTGAACCTTGTCTTGAAACCGGCTGGCATAGACAGCGATGCGTTTGGCATCCACCTTGTCGTTCTTTCCTCGTTGAATACCGGAGGAATATTTGATTTCAGCAGGGGTTTCAAGCCACAACTTGCATTCCGCCGCTTTGCAGGCACAAGCCAAAGGGATAGTGTATTGTCCCGTATGTTCCGCACAGATAAGCATACGACTGCCGTCTATCCCATAATCTTTCTCCAAATGACGTATCAATGACATAATGGCATTCTGATGATTCGCTGTTTCCTCTTCATGCACAACCTTTCCCTCGAACATCACACAGAAGTCCAGTTTCTTTTTCGAAATGTCCACGCCGATAAAATAAAAATTTTCCACGTTTCTGTCTTTTAAGAATTTCTACCTGAAAGGTCTTGAACTTAACCTAATTACCTTAACAATGGATGTTAACCTACTATTTGGGTCTGGGTTCAAACAAGCAGGAAGTCCGCTTATGGAAATGAAGCTTATATTCTCCTTAATCGAAACTGGTGCACTTCCTGCTTCCTTTCTTGGCATCACAAATTTATCCTTTCTATTTTACCCCCCCCCAGATGCAAATCTAAGGTAATGGGAAGGCAGATAGCAGATTATGAGTTAATACATATACAGTCCTTATCACTATTTGCAAAAATAATCACGACAAATATTTGTTATATTGTGTTTTATCACTATATTTGCACAGTTTTCATGATGTATGAAAATTGAGCAGACATGGGAAAGGAAATAAATGTCATACTGGCTGACGAGAGATTGGAACTCCGTAAGATGGAGCGGTCTGAGTTAAAGGGTGTCTATACGGATGCCGTACTCAGTTTTAATTTCTATGCGACAAGTTATAAAGAGTACGAATTTTTGCTCCTTGCACCGAAGAAGAAGGACAGATACACTCCGATGCAGTACTCCAATATCTCAAAAAGAATCAACGACACGCTTGGAAAACCTGCCGCATTCCTGTTTGACGATCTGGTATATTACGAGCGTAACAGGATGCTCAGTCGTGGTGTCTATTTTATCGTATCCGATAAGTACGCCTTTCTTCCATTCCTTGTTATCAATGCACGCACGGCAGAGGTTTCCGAGAGGTCGTCATTGACCCCTGTGGCACAGTACATACTGTTCTATCATCTGCAGAGCATGTCGCTGGATGGCAAGACTTACAAGGATATCGAGAGATTCGTTCCTTATAAGTATATCACTATCTCACGCGCAATGAAGGTATTGGAGCAGTTCTCACTGTGTGAGTTGAAAAGAGAATCCGGCGGTTCAATCACCGTTCATTTCCTATCGGATGACAGAGCGTTATGGGAGAAGGCCCGACCTTACCTGATTAACCCGGTCAAGGAGGTCTGGTACTGCGATGACATCCGCTCCGATGATGAGTTGTGCGTATGCAGTTATAATGCTTTGGCACACTACACGAGTCTCAATCCCGACCATATGCTTATGTTCGCATTCGAGAAAGAGCCGTTCAAGAAGATGAAAAGCGACAATGCCTTCTACGGTCTTAACAAGATGGACGGAACAGCTAAAATCGAGGTCTGGGAATATCCTCCAATAGGTCTCAAAAAGGTTGTGGATAAGTTATCGCTATATATGACATTGAAGAATGACAGCGATGCAAGAGTGGAAAACGAACTTGAAATAATGATCGGCGGAATATGGTAACCGGACTTGATAAATTCAGAGAGGCATTCTTCGAATATGCCGACAACTATGTGATTATCGGAGGTACCGCCTGCGACATTGTGTTGCGGGATACCGATATGAAGCCTCGTGCCACAAGCGACATCGATATGATTGTCGTAGTGGAGAATATGACACCGGAGTTTGCTGCGGCATTCTGGCAATTCATTCGTGACGGCAGATACAAACCCACCAGGCGGGACAGGGAGACAGATGGTCAGGCGGTCTACACCCTTTATCGTTTTGAGGAGGCTCAAGCGGGCTATCCCGTGAAGATTGAGTTGCTGTCACGACACTCGGATATTCTCGGTGAGCCGTCAGGCTTCGTCATCGAACCGATCCCTGTTGATGAGGAGGTATCAAGTCTTTCAGCCATCATTATGGATGACGACTACTATAACTTCACCATCAAGAACAGTTTTGTGGACAATGGTCTTAAAGTGGCATCACCGCTTGCGCTCATCGTTCTTAAAATCAAAGCATACCTGAACCTGCTTGCTGAGAAGGAGCAAGGTCGTCACGTGAACACGAAACATATCAAGAAACATCGCTCTGATGTGCTCAAGTTGGTTGCCACAACGCCGTTGGGTGATCCGGTTCCCGTAACCGCAGCTATTTTACAGAGTGTAACCGATTTCGTGGCAAAGATAAGAGAGATGCTGCCAAATCAGGGGCTTGAAGCGGCTTTGGGACGCCCATCGGAGGATATAGCAAGTTACATTGACATTCTTGAAGAGATGTTTATTGGCGAAGTAAAATGAAGATACAATACGCATCGGATCTGCACCTCGAGTTCGCGGAGAACAGCAGTTATCTGAAACTGAATCCATTGGAAGTGGTCGGCGATATACTTGTATTGGCCGGCGACATCGGCTATATTGGCGATGACAACTACTCCAAGCATCCGTTTTGGGACTGGGCGTCTAAGAACTACAGACAGGTAATCGTCATTCCCGGCAATCATGAGTTCTACAAGTTGTTCGACCTGGATAAACTCTACAACGGCTGGTCGTTGAATATTCGTGAGAATGTGACCTGCTATTATAATGCGGCTATTCCGTTGGGTGATGACATTGAACTTATTGCCACAACCCTCTGGGCGCATATTCCATTGCAGGATGCTTTCAGAACGGAAGCCGTTATAAGTGATTTCCGCAGGATACGATATGGTGTAGAACCGTTAGACTTTAACAGATTCAATGATGAGCATTACCGTTGTTTCAGGTTCCTTGAAGAGGCAGTAAGCAACAGCACGGCAAAACACATTATCGTTGCAACCCACCATGTTCCATCGTTCGAATTGATGTCTCCCGAGTTCAAAGACAGTGACTTGAATGGTGCTTTTACAGTTGAGTTGGGAGATTATATCGCCGCAAGTCCCATCGAATACTGGATATATGGCCATTCACACAGAAACATCGATAAGGTCATCGGGAATACAAAATGCATCAGCAACCAGTTGGGCTATGTTTTCAGCAATGAACACGGCTCATTTGACGGAGCAAAGTGCATCGAGATATGAAAACAATTATCTGTACAAAACTACGGCTTATTCAAAAATAAGCAGTATATTTGTACAGGCAAAAAAGATGAGTGATATAGATAAGATAATACGGAACAACGGCGGGTACATTACAACCCGGGAAGCCAAGAAGGCAGGAAGGTCGGCATATTACGAGTTGCTGGCCCGCAATAAAAGCGGTGCTTTGGTTCGGATTCGTCCGGGAGTCTATTCCAGTCCGGAGGTGCAAGCCGGAACGATGATCGACATTCGGAAAGTCGTACCAGACGGGGTGTTGTGTCTCTACTCGGCATGGTTGCACTACGGACTCACGACGCAAATTCCGACGGCTTACTACGTCGCTGTCGAAAAACATCGTAAAATCCGGACTCCTGATTATCCTCCAGTTACGATTTGCTATTGGTCGGAGCAGGCTTATAAAACCGGCATTATAAACGCCCGGATCGAGGGGTTCGAGGTACCGATATACGACATCGAAAAGTCGGTGTGCGATGCGCTTCGTTATCGCAATAAAATCGGCATCGACGTAAGCTCCGAGATCCTGAAAAATTATCTTTCACGTCCTACGCGCAATCTTACACGCCTTATGGATTATGCTAAAGCATTGCGTGTCGCGACAACATTGAAGAAATACTTGGAAATACAGCTTTAAGAATGGGAGTCAAAGATATCGGGAAATCCATAAGAGCCAAACTACTCAATATCTCGAAAGCGGAGAATCAGCCTTATCAGTTGCTGCTGACCCGCTATATTCAGGAACGGTTGTTATATCGTTTGTCTCAGAGCCGTTTCCGGGAACGGTTCTTACTCAAAGGTGGAGCACTGCTCTATGCCCACGAGCAGTTTCGTGCCCGTCCGACATTGGACATTGATTTCTTGGGCGACCGTATCGACCGGGATAAGGAGTATGTCAGAGAAACATTCCGGGAAATATGTGACATACCGTGTGACGAAGACGGGATTACGTTCGATGTAACGTCCTTGACCGCAGAGGAGATTACCGAGAACAAGGTTTATCATGGCATACGTCTTCATGTCCCGGCTCGGTTGGATACCATTAGGCAAATCATATCGATGGACATCGGATTCGGAGACGTGATTACACCGCAGCCCGAAGAACTGGACTATCCTGTTTTGCTGGCAGGAGTCCCAAGCGTATGCGTTATGGCGTATTCGTTGGAAACGGTCGTCGCCGAGAAATTTCAGGCCATGATCGACCTCGGGGAACAGAATAGCCGCATGAAAGATTTCTTCGACGTATATCGCATTTTGTCAAGCGGAAAGCTGGACGAACGGCTGTTGCAACTGGCTATTGCCGCTACATTCAGTAATCGCCGGACGACGTATATACCCGAGCATCCGCTTTTTATGACGGAATTTGCTTCTGATCCCGCACGCATCGCCCTTTGGAAAGGGTTCCTGCGGAAAATCAAATATCAGCATGATTTGCCGTTCGAACAGGTCGTAATCTCGATCCAAGAACAACTACACCCGTATTGGGAGATGTTGCAATAAGTTACATGTACAGCAGTTTCCCTTCAATACCGCATTGCTCCAGTACCCGGGTATTTTCTTTGTCGAATGCAATCAGACAGGAAGGGGCACCTGCCGTGCCACCCTGTTCACCCGTCACATGATAGAAACTCAGCCGCCCTTTGATGAAAAGCATCGAATCGGCATTGGGGAATATCAGTTCGTGGAACAGGCGTGTATCCGTACGGGCAAAGGTCAGCGCGATAGCACTTCTATGCTCCACGCAGCGCTTGATGAACTGCACGATGAGTGCCGTATCGTACGGCGGGTTGCAGAACACACGCCCGAACCACGGTTGCCGGAGCCCGTCGTCCTCGATGGTGTAATGATGCGCCGCCGTATCCCACGGACGTTTCACGGGAGCGCAGGGGTCCAGATCGAACGACCCCAGCTGCCTCAGGATATGTGGCGGCGTGAGCCATTCGTTTTTCCCTGTCGAGGATTTTCCCTCAAAAGTTACATCCATAGAACACCCTAAATAGTATCTCCCGAACCGATTTGTATATCGAACGGATTGAGGTCGAATTCGTGGGTGATATTCGTGTCATCTTGCTGACTTTCAAGGCAATCCTCCGTAAAAATGCAGCCCTTGAGGGTCACTGTGGTGGTTGTCCAGTCGTCCGAGGCCATGGGGTTGGCGAAGGAGATGATCAGGTCGAACTCCCCGATTTCGAGCAGCGAGCCATATACGGAACGCAGCAGTTGCTGCGTGGCGTAGTCCATCGTAATCGATGCCGAGTAGGTGATGTTTCCGAACCCTCGGGAAACAGGCTTGCCTCCCATGCCGTAGTTGGACTCCACCTTACGCTTTTTCGACCACTTGATGGCCGACACGCCTTCGAGCGTAGTCGAGCCCTCGTCGATGCCAAGAGCGGTCGAAGCGAGGGTGATCATCGACCACGAATATGCCACATTATTGATTACTGCCATATTTCGGATTATTTAGCGGTTAGCGAAAGCCCCTCCTCGACGTAAATCTTCACGGCGACGCCGACCGGCACGATGACATAGGAGATGCGCAGCGTGTCGTCCACCAGCACGTTCTGGTTAGCATCGATAGTCACGGCATATCCGGAAATCTCCTGTGCCGCCTGCATCTTGGCGAGAATATCGCCCACGAGCGTCTTGAAAGAGGTGATTTTCGACGGTGCGAGGAATCCCGTCGAAGGGTTGACCATCAGCGGCGAGTTGACATACGGAAGCAGGGCTTCGCGCACGGCACGACGGCTCTTGTTTATCGTCCTATTGCGGGCAATGGTGCGGTAGTCTCCCGTCGAGCAGGTCTGATCCTTCGAGATGTAGATGCCGTTCTCGCGTCCGGCGTACTTGATGGGGAAAATGTAGCCCTTGTCGTCCAGCTCGTCGAGCAGTGACGGGGATAACGACTCATAACGGTTCAGGCTCAGAAAGTTCTCCTCCGTCTCGTCGAGATTGATATCTCCGAAGCCCAGCTCTATCTCCTGAAAATGGTCCGTGAAGAGGTTGAACTGCTTCACCCACGCGATGGACTCGTGCACGCTGGCTTTGGCAAGGGCTCCCATCACGGCTCCGAGGAATCCCACGGGTGTGTGGTTGCGGTTGCGCATCTGCATGAGCGAGACGGTCTCGTGGTGTGCCTGCCCGAAGATGCAGCTGATACGGCTTGCCTCGCAGATGCACGAGGGAATGCGGTTCAGGTCGATCTGCCGGCCCTCGGTCGTGTCCGCTCCCGTATTGGAGGGATTGGCCGAGAGGACGAGCGACAAGGGCTGGTTCTGTTCCGCCAGAGAAACAGCGACATCGTTCAGTCCTTTTACGAGATTCAGACCGTACTTCTCCGCCGCACCGCCCGCTTTCCACAGCGGCTGCTCGGTCCAGATACCGAGTTGCGAGATCATGCCTCCGGCGGCCCGCTGCATCACTTCGATCGCATTCCACGTGGCGGAACAGTCGGCAAACATCACGTAGAGTTTCCCCGTGCCGTTCACGTTACCCGACATGCGGAAGAACTCGCGGATATGGTAAGCCGGAATGCCGTGCAGGAAGTTCACGGTCGCCTCTTCCTCCTCAGTTGCCTCCACACGCTCTATGATGCCGAAGTCGCTGACGGCAGACTTGAAGGAGGTGATGCAGCACACGTCGCCCGGCTTGAGTTTCGATTCGTTCGTCTTGCCGTAACCTTCGGTAAAGAGTTCCGGCTGCAACGACACGTCGAACAGCAGTCCCGTCACCTTTTCGTTGGAGGAGCCGGTGTCGTACGGGATATTGCCGTCCACGTCCCTGATAAATACATTTCCGAGTGCCATAGGCTATGATTTGTTTTTAAGTTCGTTGTAAAAGGGATTTTCGTACAGCACCGCCTCGCCCCGAATGGCGGCCGGCGTGTCCGGAGAGAAAGTTCCGCCATGCACGTCGATGTACAGCGAGGGATAGGACGGGAACTTTTTCAGCAGGTCGAGCACATGAGTGTCCGGCGTCTGCGCTCCCGTATGATTCTCTTCCGCCGGCTTCTCCGGCTTTGCCAGGGTCTTCGTTCCGGACCGATTCGACGCCGCTTCAGAGTGTCCGGCGCCGGTTTCATCGGGTATACCGGCCGCAGTGGTTGTTTCATCTCGCAGGGTATCATCGGCTTCTGTCAGAGGTCTCTCCTCCGTATTGATTTTCTTTGCCATCGTTGTCGGAAAAAATTTGGGGAGCGGGGTTTCGACTCCGCTCCCCGGGTGAGACATTCAAATCAGATGAAAGGTGGAATATCAGGTTATACGGTTTTCTTGTAGGCGGTATGCACGACGATCTCGCCCGGGCGGACGATGTTCACGTCCATCTTCATGCGCATCTGGAAAAAGAACAGCTCGGAGTTGGCCTGCAGACGGTCGATTTTCAGGACATCCGTGTCGTTGGCATAATCCACGCCCATCCAAAGGTTCGAGTCCATGCCCGTGGAGAACTCGCCCAGCACCATCGTATGCTCGGGAATACCCACGATGGGGAGGACGCGCTTGCCCTTAAAGCGGTACTTGTTCACCTCGGTGTTCTCCGAATACTTGACCTGCTTGTCGGAGATGTACTGGTCGTAGGCGTCCCACGCGTCCCAGCCGACGATGAAAACCAGCGAGCTCTTCTTGCGGATCTGCTTGGGGCATTTCTTCCACATGGCGTAGAGGGCCGCCTCGACAGCTGCTCCGTCCGTCAGTTCGGTGGTGCCGGAGACCACGCATTGCCCGCCGGCAATGATCTCGGCGTCCGTAGCGTTCACGTTGTCGATGATTCGCTTGATCACGCCGTCGAAATACTTCTCGCGGTTGGCACCGATCTTCGTGCAGCCGGCGGGTTCCGTAATCTTGGCCACCGTCTCGCCGCCTTTCGCCGCCGTCCAGATGGCGTTGCCGATATACTCGTTCTTCTTCTCGATCAGCAGACGCAGCATCGTAGCCTGAATCTTCGGGTCGAGCTCGCGGAAGACGAGGTTGCCCTCAGGCTGTGCGAACTTCCAGTATTTCTCGTAGTCGCGGGGATTGAACTCCACGTAAATCATGAAGTCCGAGGGTTCGAGGTAACGCTCCGTGAGCTGGTACTCGTTGAACCCTTCGTCCCCCTTGGCGCCGTGGATAGGCTGCGGGGTCGGGACGTTGTCTTGAATGACGTTCCCCAGCTTGATGGCCGGAAGCGTGTAGCGGTGCTGGATACCCGTCTTGATGTGGATAAGACCCTCGCGCACCGTGTCGTTGCCCTGAACGGTATAGGTCAGAAGGTCTTCCAGCACCTCGCCGGAATAACCGTTCTGAAGAAAGTTTACAGTATCTGCCATTGTCGAATGAGTTTACTTGTTTTGCAATGAATCTCAGCCGACGGGCGGACTGTCTTCCGCACGAGACACACGGTCTCCGGCATGTCAGTTTATAAAATTCGGGATGTCCCCGGAAGGATATGCTATCCGAGCTTGCGGAACTCGAAGTTCTTGCCCACGACCTCCGTGACCTTCTCGGCCATCAGCTGCTCGGCACTCTTGGCCGCCTCGGCTGCCGCCTGCACGTTCTTCGTGTCGGAGGCGATGGTCTGCGAGATCTTCTCCCGCGCAGGAATGGAGGAGAGCGTGCTCTCGGCCAAAGAGAAGTTCGAGGTCGCCATCTCGACCCACTGGGCTTTCGACTCACGGTCGATCTTGCCTTCGGTGATGGCATTCTCGACGAGCGTCTCGATGCGGGAGGTCCGCTCCTCCTGCTCCCTCTTCCGGTAAACGGAAAGCTGCGCCGTGGCTGCCGAAAGGTCTTTCTGAAGGTTCTGTATCGCGGCTTCCTTGCCGGCAATGACCGTCTGGGCGTCGCTGAGCGATTTCTCCAGCTCCTTATACTTGGGTTCCAGCGCCGCCAGTTCCGAGATGCGGGCCATGACGTCCTTGACTTCCTTATCCTTCATGCCGAGCGAGGCGGCGATCGCGCCGTACTCGAAACCTTGTGTCTTGTTTTCGTTTGCCATATCGTTTTCCGTTTGATTAAGAGTAGTCTCAGTCATTTCAAAAAGTTTATTTTCCGCCGAGACCCGGCTCATCAGCTCCTGAATGGCGGCAGTGTCGGTCATCGAGGCGACCTCATCCCGAACCTTCTCGCGCAACTGCTTCGAGGTGCGTATGACATTCTCCGCCGGGATGATCCCCGCCCTGACGGCCGCCTGGGCATCGAAATAGGTCCCGTCCTTGCCGGCCTCCCCGTCCATGATGGCACGGATATGCCCGGCTTTGAGCCCGAAGCGCTTGCGGTAAATGGTCTCTATCTGTCTGGTGAATGCCTGTACCATATCGGAAGCCCCGTCTTCCGGGTCCTCGCCCGGCAACATCGGGTTGTGGATCATCAGGATGGCGTAGTCGCGCATGAGCGAGCGGCGCCCGGCCGCCCAGATGATCGAGGCCATCGACGCCGCGACACCCTCGATGATGCACTCCGTATCGACCTTGGCACCCGCAATGGTCGAATAGGTAGACATGCCGTAGAGCACGCTGCCGCCCTCGGAGTTGATGAGCACGCGGATACACGAAGGACGGATGACATTTTCCAGAAAGTCGAACTCCTCATTGAAACGGGTCGTGCTCTCCTCCGTCACGCGCCCGAAGAAGCGGATGGCGGCAGGTTCCCCCGTCTTTGCCTCGCCGACGACATATTGAAGCGTATTTATGTCCATGTCGAACAACTTTTTGAATAAGAGTAGCGGAAGAAAATGCAAAAGGTTGAAAACAAAGGACGGGAGGTATCCGCCTCCCGTCGTGATAGATTTTCTATCCTGTCGCTTCCTCGTCATTCGAACAGGCTCAGAATGAGATCCCGTCCCTTGGACGTCCATACGGTGAAGGTGCAGAAGATCGGCTCTCCGTCTTCGTCGAAGCCGTTACGGAACGTCCTCTTGCAAGTGTACCCCTTGCCGTCGTATGCCCGTGTAGGAACCCAGATGTGTCCGCACCTGCGCTGCACGCCTTTCTCTTCCAGTATGCTGTTGAGCTCGGCCCCCGTCATGCCGAGTTCCGCGGCAATCTGGGAGATACGGTAGATGTGCCTGTTCTCCCGCTCCCTGCGGCTGCGGTGCACGTTGTCGTAAAACTCCACCTTGTGGGCCTGCACTTCCAACGTGTCGAGCAGGCGGTCGTTCTCTTCCCGCAGCCGGATGCCTTCCGCGTAACCCTCACGCAAACGGTCCACGACACCCAGAACGAACCGCGGGTCGTCGGCGGCATGTTCCATGGCTTCGGATGTCATGCTCATGCCGTACCGCAGCAGTTCCCTGATGCGGTCGTTCACCCACAGGCGGAAATCGACGCTCAACCACTGGGCGAAGTCTATGGCGACATCCTCGTGCATCCAGGTCCCTCCGCCATATTCCGGACTGCCTTTTGCCGTCATAACCAGTTTCTGCTCACAAATGTGGGATTTTCTCACAATTGCCCCGAGCAGCTCCACGGTGGAGGGCAGCCGCAAATAATCCACCGGTCTCTTTCCGAAATGCCGGGCCATCGCCGTGGCATTCACCATCACGACACCATCCTCCATGCGGAAGTTTACGGGGGTATTCCCGTATTCGAATACCTTTACCAGCGCGGTGTTTCCTGTTCCTGAATCTTTCATTTCTTCATTGATTTTATGTCTTATACATAGCGTAGGAGACTTCCGTTCCAAAGTTTTACCATATCCGTGATTTTCTCGGACGGGTCTTCTATTCCTCATACTCTTCTCCTGCCCCGGTATCATTCCCGCCGTTTTCAGGTTCATCCACCTCCACCGACGGTCTGAACCCTGTCGCCGCGTCGTATGTCGGGTCGGGATGGTGTCCGTGCCCCGCCGTATCATGCTCCGGCGCGTCGGCATGCTGCGTGAAGGGCGGCATCACGAGGTAGCGCTCCACCCAGTTCCGGTATTTCCATGCCGACGTCTCGCGGAACCAGACCTCGTAGTCTATCCAGTAGGCTTGCAGCATGTTGGTCGTCTGCGGCATATCGAAATAAGTGAGGTTGCACCGCTCGTTGAGCGCCGGTTCACTGTCCTTGGCATCCTGTATGGCGGTGTTCAGGCGCTGAAAGACGATGAACGGGTCGCACTCACGTTCCGGGTCGGAGTTGTTGAGCGTGTCGAGAATGAACCTTACACGCATTGTAGCACGTCCCTCGCCGATACGCTGCTGCTGCACTAGGTAGCGGACATTGACAAAGTGGATGAACACGGCGGGAAAGGCTGTCTCGTACTCCGTGTTCTCGTTACGGACAATGCGGGCGAACTGTCCGTTGTCTATGGCGATGGTCCTGAAGAACGCGGGGGACGACGGATCGTCCGGATTCTCCCGAATGGTCAGGATAGCCCGTCTTACCGCTTGATACATGTTCACGAAGGGGTTCTCCGCAACCTCTTCGGGTTCGGTCTCCACCGGAAATGCCGGTGCACGGTCCAGTACGTTATCCTCCTTGGGAGGGTATTTGTCCTTGATCATTTGGGGAATCCTTCAAATATCATATCGACAAAATGCGAGGCGATATGGTCCTCTATCTTCGGGGAGAAACCGATGAACTGCCGGTGAACGGGTCGCCGCGACGAATACTGGTTTACGGTGTAAAGACCGAATTTCGGGTCTGTATTATGTACCGCCGCATAGTTCTTGTAACGGTCCGTCTTTCTGCCGCGTTTGCCTTTTTGCGGCACGCTCTGCTCTGTCGTGTATATCCAGTAATACGCACCTTTACGGAAGATACGGGTATTGTTGCTCCGACGCCCGACGATATCGACCCGCTTGGCTTCCCCCTTTATGCCGGCGGCCAACGCTCCCGTGTCATTCATCACCGGGTGCGTGAACTTCTTGCCCCAGCGGGAGGTGCGCGGCGCCCATTTTTCTCCGCCGCAGAAACCGCCGGAAGAAAAGGATATCTGAAACTGCTGTTTGGCGTACTCCCCGGCGACGGTGGCGAAGTCAAAGGCGTTGTTCTCCAGCCGGCTGGCCATTGCAGTCGTCCATTTCCCGCTCACCCAATGGGCACAGAACTCATCGAGCGTTATCTTGGGCATAACCGAACCTCTCTTTTATACGTTTTACAATCTGTTGTACATCTTCCGGCAGCGGACGGGAAAAATAGGCATGCGCCGGAGAGAAGATCCTGCCGCCCGTTGCCAGACTTTCACGGAAGACCGGATCGACCTTCCCGATACATTGCCTGCGGGTTAATGACGACCGTACCGAAGCAAATCCGTCTGCGACAAGGAAACAGCGGCAGCCCCACTCGATAGGCGGGATCAGCTCCGGCGGGAATTCCGACTTGCGGAACGAAAGCCCTTCGAGCGACAGGTGCCACGCCCGGACGCGTTCATCGCCCTGCGTCATATAGGTCACGACAGTTTCGGCGTCTATGGTCAGCCACCACGCCGCCACCGATGCCGCGAACAGCACCTGACCGTTTTCTTCGGCGGCATAAGTCAGGTTGTAGCGTTCGCACAGGGGTTCATACGCGACGATATCCTCCGCGTGCGGCTCGTCAGGCAGCTCTTCCAGCAGGGCGTACTCTTCAGCGGCGGCGAAATCCACGAGGTTGTCGATGGCGGCGACGAGGATGTCCCGCTGCTGACGCTCTCTCTCCGTAGTGAACTCGTTGTGGCCGCGCAGAATATCCAGCGCCCGGTCGAAGTCCAGCCGCAATCCGGTCAAGGCCCGGTCTATGAGAAACGAAGCCCTCAGAGTGATGATATCCCCGATGATGTCCCGGCGCTCGGCCTCATTCTCCCAATTAAATATCAGCCGGCGGAACGCCTCCCGAATCACCTCATACTGCTTCTGCGTATCACTCTTTTCAGCCCCGTCTGCCATGATGTCCGGGAGCGGAAGCCGGGCCGTCACTTCGCTCCCCGCAGAAAATTTGCGACCTTCACACCTCTCGGATGCCCGTAACGCCGGTAATACTCCTCGTCGGACATGATGTGCCGGTCGTTGCTGCTACCACCGACCGACACGCCTTCGGAACCGCCGTAAACACCCTCCGGCATGACATTGAGCTGCCTGCCGACGTTGATGCCGAACTCTTTCTCGATCTCGTCGGCCGCTACCTCGTACTTGTCCGTGATGAGCGAGTAGAGCTTGATGCGGTCCTCGTTGCTCATCTCGATACGGTTGGAGTACCGGAACTCAAGTCCGGAGGGGACATAGCCCATGGCTACCAGCCGGGGAAGCACCTGCTCGTTCATCACGTTCTCGATGTAGCGGCGGTAAACCTCGATGCGGTCGCGGAAGATGTCCTGATGCGCCTTGGTTGAGCCCACGTAGGACTGCATGCCGCCGGCCATCGACTCGCTTCCCAGCACGAGATTCGAGACCTCCTTGTTCACGAAATCGATAAGTCCGGTATAAATCTTCTCCGAGTTGGACATCGTGAAAGTCTTGATATCCACCTCGTCCTCGATGCCCGTCACGACCACTTTGTTCTGCGCGGCGTTGGCGATTTCGTTCGCCAGCCGTTTGCGGTCGGCGTTGCTCTCCGAGACCGTCTTGCCGTGGATGATGGGCTGCCCGTAAGTATGGCTGAAATTCACGTAGTTGGCGACCGTGAATTTCTTTGCCAGAATGAGCGGTGTCGTAGCCGAGAAGAGCCCCAAGTCCCCGGAATTGACAAGAATATAATTCCTTTCGTAGACCGCGTGGCGCAAATCCCAGTGCGGCTCCCAGATTCCCTGGCGTTTGAGGACGATGCGCTGGTCTGCCAGCACGTTGCGGCGCTCGATGCTGTTCACCTCGGCTATCTTGCCCGTTTTCGGGTCTATGTCAGGCATGATTTCCAGCAAAGTATATCCATAGAGTTTGGACTCCACGATACCCTTGATGATCTTGTCGAACTGCGACCCCTGAATCTTCTGGGTCTCGGCCACGTCCTTGATGTACTTGCCCATCTCGTTCACACGGGCCAGCATGTAGCGGTCCCCGAGAATCTGGCTTTCGAGGGTCTCGATGACGGCACGGATATGCGCATCCTGCTGGATGCAGGCCTCGTACAGGTCGATGAGCCGCGACCGGTCATCGAGGATACATCCGAGCATCACATCCTGCCGCGAGGAGCGGTAGCGGTTGTCGCGCTCGATCTCGCGGACATATTCCTGTATGGTCTTCTTCGAGGTCCGGAAGATACTTTCCAGAAGAAAACCGTTGAATGAATTGTCGGATGTCGTCATTTGCCATTACTTTTACCTAAAGAGTAGCGGCATTCCCCGACGAAGGTTTTGCCATAAAAAATATATATGGGGAAGGCGGATTTTAGGGTTTGAAATTCAGACGGAAAAGTTGTATTCAAATATACAGGTTTTACCTCCTTTTTATGCGCTAATCATCTAATAATCAATGCAAATAATTTAGTCTAAATCTGAAAATATACGCCACTTTATTACTATCTTTATAACCGGAATATATATCTTTGCATTCAATTTTTAACAACTTGCAATATGGAAAAGAACAGAAAATGAAAAACGTTTCGATTCCTTGCCGGCTGGTCCGGTACAAGGAATTTCCCGACCTGCTTTTCGGAACATCGCAGGACGGAGGCGGACCGTATTATTTCGATGCCACGCATTTCATCCTTAGCCGGGGTGACGGGCGGCGGCACAATGTCCGGGAGTTCCGTGTCGCTTTCCACCATTGGATCGCGGCACTCTCCGGGATATACGGAATAGACACGGAAAACCTTGTCGTCCGCGATGAAGCGTCGGGGCACTTGTTAATTGATGAATGTCTGGCTCTGCTGTTCGTCGTCTACATCGACCCCGCTTTCGGTGCCTACATGCTCGAACGCCTCTCGGAGATGCTGATCGACGGTCTATCTGTTTCGGACACGTGGCTGGCAAAAGCTGCCAGCCTTAGATTTACGCGCGAGGAATTAACTGAAATTTTTAAGAATTATGAGACGAAGCAATTTTAAGCGGCCGAAGACGGTACTCGTCTTCAACGGGGCACAGGTCCTCGTCGCTGTCATTCGCTCGCTCCATAGCGCGGCGGAACTGACGAAAGGTAACTTACAGGCAATCTCATTCTGCTGTACGGGCAAGTATGTCTGTAGCGGCGGGCTGTATTTCCGGCACCTGCACCCGAATGTCGAGGTGGGGCTGGACGATCTCGACAACCTGCAGTTGCAGGAGTACGACGCACTGTGCGGGGAGAAACGTACTTACTACTCGGTACGGCAGATGGCGCACAAACGGGAGGCGCGTGGGAAGAAGAACAACGATAATGAACAAAAAAAGAGATGAATATGAAGGAAAACAGAAATGTACCGTTCCGTGACACGACCATCCGTGTGGCGCGGAACCATGACGGGATGCTGCACATCTCGGCGGACGACGTGTGCGGCATCCTCAAACGGGATGAACTGGTCAAGAAAGGCGGAATTGCGGAGATATGTCCATCGGCCATCCGTATGCCGCTGCGCAAGGGCGGACGTGAGCTGTGGGTATTCCGCCCCTCCGATATGAGACGGCTCCTGCAGGCTGTACGGAAGGAGAGTATTTTACCCCGCGACCTGTTCGACGATTTGGAGGCTTGGGGCAACCAGCTGTTCGAACTGGAGGCCGGGAACCTGCATTCGCAGCGCTCGGTGGACAGCGTCTGTCATTTCGCGGAGGATTTTCCCGTGACATTCCGCCGTATCGGCGACAAACTGATGGTCAATGCCACGCAGATCACGATGCATTACGGCAAGATTCCGTCCGAGTGGCTCCGCATAGCCGCCACCGACCATCTGCGGCGCGAGCTGGCACGTACCGGACAGACGGACCGTTACGAGTTCCAGCTTTTCACCACGAGGGGACGGGGTAACGGTGCCACGTGGATAGAGTCGCCGCTGCTTGTACCGCTGGCCCGCTGGATAGCACCCGACACGGGATTAGCGGAGTGGTGCGAGGAAAGAATCGGAATATTGGCGACCGGACACGCCCGCCGTAAGGCATCGCGTGGCGAAGCCGTGCATGCCGAGCTGCCGTGCCTGACCCGTCCGGTTCCGACAGACATAGACGGTGCCCTTTCGCAGATCGACGAACTGCGCGGCGTGGTGCGGGAATTTGCCCCCAAAGCCGCCTTTTATGACGAGTTCGTCGAAAACCGGGAATGGTTCAAGAGCACGCGCATCGCCGACGAACTCAACACCACGCCGCGCGACCTGCACCGCTTTCTTCAGGAGGAGGGTGTCTGCATGTACAGCAAGCAGCAGTGGGTCGTGCTGGCCGCCTACCGCTCCTGGCAATGCGATGTCCCTTATACGTGGGAGAACGACCGGGGCGAGGTCTTCACCTTCGGTTCCCGAAAACGCTGGACTCCGGTCGGCCGCGAATGTATCATCGAGTTGTGGAGGAAGAGACACCCTGAATACCGTTGAGTATGGAGACAGCTTTACAACGCATCATCCGGAGAACAGGGCGCAAGGCGGTGGAGTGTCGGTGCGCCGCATGCAGGGCACAATGCCGCACGCCGTGCCTCGGTACGCCCGAGGATATCCTGCGCATTCTGAAAGCCGGTTACAAGGAAAGACTCTCGCCCACACTGTGGGGCGTGGGACTGGTTCTGGGGCGTCTCCCGTACGCGGTGCCGATGGTTCAGGCCCGGCAAGTGGACGGGTATTGCATCTTTTTCCGGAACGGGCTGTGCGAGCTGCATGACGCCGGTCTGAAACCGACAGAAGGCAGGCTTTCGTACCACACCATCACCAGAGAGAACTTCAAGTTCGGACACTCGCTCTCATGGAACGTCGCCCGGGAGTGGTTGGACGAAAGGAACGCAGCGCTCATCGATGAGATTGTCCGTCTGATGGCGGAATAAGAAAGGGGCCGGAGGGCAAATGCATTATAGTATTAACCCGTTAGTTCCTCGCATACCGTTTGCCTTCCGACTCTGTCTTAATTCATACTGGTTGCAAACAATTCGTATCAGGTGGCGCTAACCTTTTCCAAAGAACCATTTGATAGAGACAGTATGAAATTGAAGAAAAGAATGACTTTCGACGAGATGGCAGCGCATCTGGTCGAGAACACGGGCAAGGTGGCGAACCGGGTAACCGTGGGCCGCTATGCCAAGAAACTGGGGTACACCGTCTACAAACCGATGATCAACCGGAAAATCCGGCATTGCTATCTCAACGAGGCGATACGGGAAGAGACGGAGGATGTCAAACAAGAAAATGCAAGGGAGGAGAACAAATGAAAAAGGAACAGGCTTACTTCTATCAGGTCTACAAGGGCCTTGCCATGGGATTCGGCATGTATGAAGCCATCTTCATGGCGTATATGGCCGATCTTGCCGAACGCAGGAACCGGGGTTATGTCACTGTCTACGGACTGAAAAAACATTTGGAGGCAACAGGTATGGGGCGGCGCATATTCGAGCGTTGCGTGAGCAAGACAAGCCGCATGGGGCTGCTGGAAAGAGTCCCCGTCGACAGCAGGTACGACTATGTCTGGGACATGGCGGCATATCGCAAACTGGTCGGGATCGTTTCGGGCACGAACGATTTCGTAAGGTTGCATGCGTTCTGCGACGAAATGTTCGAAAAGCGGGGACTGCAGGTGATGTCCGTAACCGATGACGAGATTCGCAGGTTGAAGGAGGGGCGGTAACCACCCGAGACAGGATAAGAAAAGCCACTGACTACTCAGTGGCTTTTTATTTCGCAGTAATAAGCAAATTTGAAAGCTGCATATTCTGGTAAAGTTGATTGATCACTCTCAGGCAAGCCCGTTCACCGCTTTTCAGTAAGTTTCGACTGTGAAATACACCTTGCCGCGTACAATTGTGCAGAAAACGTGTACGGATGTACAAACAGCCTGTCCACAGGCTTGTACAAAAATACAAGTAATATAAGAACTATAGTATAAAGATCATAAAACAGAACTGTTATGTACTTTTTTCTTTGAAGCAAAGAAAAAAGATACCAAAAAAGAAACAAGCATAGCGGACGGCATGCGCCGTCCGTCGAAGTTTTCGTTTATCTGGAAAAGATGATACTCATGTTACTCGAAATAACTACACCACAAACACCTTTCTTCCCAGAAATTAAAAAAGAAGCCTCATTATTTTCTTTTACGACCTCTGTCCATACCGCTTTTACCGATGTCTCGGACTTCCGCTGCCGCCTTGTGCCGCATGCGTAAGATCGACGTGAGGCATTCCAGCACGCTCTCTGCCGCCTCGCGCGTGGCGAAATAATTCCCCGCCGCCATACGCTTTCGGTCTCTGGGTTTGTAGGCATCCCGGACTTCGCAGATCTCGAAGAACTCGTTCAGGTAGTAGTATACCTGTTCCCGCAGCAGACGGCTCCCCGCTATCTCCACGCTGCGCAGATGTCCGTTCCAGATGACCCCCTCGGCGGCAAGCGCCCGGTCCAGCTTCATGCGGGCCGTGGAGCCGACAGGCTGAATCTGAACATCGGAGGCAGCTCCGGCTACCTCATGTGCCGAATACAAGGGGCGTTTCCCGGGGTGCATCATGCAGTACATGACCACACGCCCCTCGGCGTCTATCTTCCTGAAAACGCCGATGACGACCTCTTCGCCAAGCGTGCTGAGCTGCACGCGTGCACCCTCCTGCGGCACATAGTCATTCCTCCGCAGACGGCAACGGCGCATGTCCCACAGCAGGCGGTGCTCGTTCAACAGGCGTTGTAGCGCTCTTTTCTCTGCCGATACGGCCGGACGGCAGTCTTTCAGAAGCATCACCACCTCTTCATCGCACAACGTCCCCTCTGCGGTACGCCGCACCGGTACGGCCGCACAACCGTCTGCAATATTGCCCACGACACCGATCTCCGATGTCATGAGGTTTACAATAGCTCCGCCCTTCCGGATTTTATCGTGCAAAGGTGTATCTGCCTTACAGGATTCTGTCTGTTTCTCTATTTTCGATTCCATATCGGGTTTCCCGCTCCTCATATAGTATATATATAAACGGGATGATTCCACAAATATATATATTATTCATCAAAGAACCGGGCATGCGGCAACCAAAACTCCGGTTTTTAATATAAATAAGCAAAAACCGCGCAAATAAGTCAGATATTGCCTATGTATAAATAGCCTGTATATCGGATAGTATGCTAAAATACAGATTTATGTATCATCGGTATAATCTGACCTCATTACACTACGTCCTGATACACAGCCCCACACCGCAAAAACAGTCATCTGAGATCGCATTGCTTTCCGGATTGTGGAACCGTACCGGAAATCTGTATATAAATGCCCGCATGAAAGCGCCCCTCGAAAATAAAGGTCGGGGAAAACGGTGGAAAGTCTGTATATATCCGAAAACCGTCAGACGCAGGCAGGACAAGAGAATAATCGACAAGACGGGCCTGTAAATCCATATATATTTCGCCACCCGCTTACAGTTTCAACGCCGGAAGGACATTCTGAGCCGTTTTCAAAAGTCGGACTTGGAAAAAGGGCCCGAGGACAGAGACCGAATCCGCACCGGCAAGGACACCCTCCCTAATCTTTTTAATTTTATCACATCATTGAAAATCAATATATTATAATGTTTACTTTGTACAAAAGTAAACCTAAAACGGTGCTTTGTCGTGTCTGCACTTACAAATTGAAAGCGAAAAAATATGATTTTCCGTAAAACGCACTTTTACACTATTACATTACGATATAAAACACTATAAAACAGTAATTTATGAAAACTTTCACTTTGTTATATTCGTTGAAACGGGCTTTTTTCGACTTTTGCAAAAGAAAAAAAATTTTCGTCTTTTTATAAATCATTATAAATCAACAATTTGCAAGAGACACTCGCGCGTGGGCGTACCATATTGGGAAAATCGAGTTTTTAAGAGCGACACAAAAATTTTTTTGCTGAAAATTTTGGAGATTGGAAAAACGGTTTTATAATGCAGTGTACTCGAAAGCCAAACAAACGGCAATCAAGTACGGAGAAAAACGAATGAAAAAATAAACAGTAAAAAACAGATTTAAGAAACAGAAAAGACAGACCGCCGAGAGCGAGAAACAAAAAGCCCTTTTTGTGGGAAACCTATTTTTGAGGCTTGGAAAATCAAAAATTCGCCTGTTCGCTTTGGAGCGATTAAATAGGGTGTTAAATAACCACACCGAGCAGGACTACAGACCAATGTAGCAAGTTGGAACGGCTAAAAACGTGTTTTTAGTCCGCATACGCAAAGCACGCAAATTTGGGAGTGCGAGAGTTGTATGGAAAAAGGACGTGTAAGAATAATGCCATAATTGCGCCCTTGTGCGCTCGGAATAAAATGCACGATAGCGGTAAAAACTATCCGCATAGAGGACGCTGGTAAATGTATATGCCAATGCTATACCCAATACCCAGCTCGGTGGTAACGCCTAAATGCCTCACCTTACAGTTAGCTGCCGGATTGGGAAAGATCCGGGACGTGCCAGAGAAGCGTCTTGCCGAAATTGGAGTAAAGCAGCGCAGAGCCACGACACGATGAGTAGAACTCGTGCAAAGATACGATATGCCGAAAATGCGCTCATTTGGATAGCTCTGCTATGGGGTACGTTTTAAGTGCGACAAAGTTACGAAAAATTTTGCCGTGCAGGGTGAAATGCACGGCAAATTTTTGGGCGCGTGGCAGGAAATGCCACACTTTGCGCTATGGTGCAAAGTTCGGGGTTCGACTCCCCGAGTGCCCGCAATGCGTGATTTTGCGCAGTGTTTCTAAAATTTTATCATTATGGCAACTTCTAAATTGAACAAGGAACAGTATGCAAACATCGGTTCGTTTGCAGGTATCATGTTGGTTTACAACTCTACCAACAAGGACGGTGAACTCGTGCAGACGGCACAGCACTTTTTCGGTGCGGACTTTGAGCCTGCCGACAAGTCGGACAACGAGATTTTCCGTGTGATTAAAAACATGGTCGCAACTATGTGGCACACCATTGCGGAGGAAAAGAAACTGCGTGCCGATGCCGACGGCATACGCTCGAAATTCCGTGCCACAACCCCTGCGGAAATCATCATCTGCGAGAAGTCGGGAAATCGTATCAAGAAGTACGACCTTACCGACAGCGTTTGGGCGCGTATCGGTCTTGTGCCGACCAAAGTAGACCTCGAGAAGTCAAACCGTGATTTCCAAAAGACAATCCATGCCGCTGCAAAGGCTATCCGCAACGCCATGGATTTCGCCCCGAACCTCGCCAGCCTCGAAAAGCCAACCGAGAAAACGACCAAGACCGGCAAGGCTGAAAAGGTGGCGGAACAGCCTGCCGGAACGGTTGCCGACGAAAGCAAAAAGGCGGCATAAGGGCAACGGAGTAACTGAAACCTGCCCGAAAAAGGCAAAAGGACGGCAGGCAGCCCGCTGAACGTGTGGGACTGCCTGCCCTTTTCGTATCTGCCGTCGTAAGCGCGTGTTCTTGTGACGTATGCCACGGATACGCGCTTTTCATTTCGGGCGAAAGCAACTGTAACGTGATAGGCGAAAAGAATTTCCCGGCAAAAAACGGTGCCGGGACTGTACCTCCGCCGCAGGACGGGGAGTACACCGTGGACGACCTGAAGACCGCTCTGGAAGAGTCCGAGCGGTCGCTGCATGATGCCGTCTTCATAGCCCGCCAAGTGTGGGAGAAGGACTGCGATGCCGTGAAGTTCGACATCGACGACCTTGTGCAGATAGAATCGGCATTGCAGGAGATATGCAACATCACCGCAGGAATTGACAGCGGGGACGATGGCGAGTGACATGACGCGCACACGTGCTGCGGAAACTGCGGGGCGTGCGCGCTTTTTCGGGCATTGATATACACTGTGTCAGGATTGCACCCTGAAATGCCCGCACTTTTCTAAAATTCCCTCCGATATGACTTCCTTGCGCCGTGAGGCGTTGTGCCTACCTTGTATATAACACGGTTAAGCACGGTCTGGCGTTCTGCGGAACCGCCTGCCGTGCTTCCGCTGTTATCCTGTGCGGGGAAGCGGAGAACGGATGTGCCAATAATAAAACGAATAAATATGATAGAAGTGTTTGACGCAAAGCGCACCCGCAGTTACGGGTGCTTTGCCAGTTTCAAGGCTGCCACCGATACGCTTGACAGCCTCGCCGCAACGGGACAACTCGGAAGAGTGCCCGCCGTCAGTGTAGCGGCGTATCATGGCGGCGTATTGCAGCGGGAATATGAAGCGGTGTCCGTCGGCGGGAAATGGCGTGTGCCGAAATCCCCGAAAAGGCGGATGCCGGAGCCGAAACCTACCCGTGGGAGACGCCGGCGGAGATGGTACAAGGAGTACGCCACGGCGGAGTTGATGTTCCGCGAGGGATTCCCCGACCACCTGAACCGCAGTTACCCGCTGTCGGCGGACAGCCTGAGACGGTGCAACCGGAAATGCAGAGTCTATATGTAATTTCCAAAACAGGGTTCCCAAACTCAGGTACATCTATGCCGGATAGAGTTTTGGAGAAATCCATGCAAAATAATACGAACTAATAACAACTATGGGGGCGGAATGCCCCTATGCTTTTATAAACGACGAGTGATTATGCCGAATTGGTGCTATACCTCCTATGTCATTACAGGCAACACGGGTGACGTGCGCGACCTGTATGAAAAAATGCGGTCGCTGGAAGAGCGCGAGCAGAGCCTTGTCGAGAACGGTTTCGGCAAGACATGGCTCGGAAACCTCGTGGTCTTGCTGGGTGAAGACTGGAAAAATATTCACTGCCGCGGCTGGTGGGAAAATCTGAGCAAGGACTGCGATGACGGAGCATTACGGCTCGACGTTATGAGCGCGTGGTGCGAGATGGCGGAGTTCCGCAGGTTCATCTGCGGGAAGTATCCCTCCCTTGAAGTCTATTTCGTGTCCGAGGAACCCGGCATGGGTATCTACGAGACCAACGATGCCGATGGCGAGTATTTTCCCGCACGGTACTATTTCGCCCGACCGGATGACTGCGAGCCGTACGAGTACGAAGAGGAAGAACTCGAGGAGTTCCTCCGCGATGTGGGCGACTTGCTCGGCAAGCGGCTGTCGAGCGCACAGGAAGCCGTGGATGCGGTCCGTGCATTCAACAGCCAACGGAACAAAATTGAAGAACTTGCCGAAATCAAAGTCTACAAGGTCGTAACCGACAGGTCAGGCTGTACCGGAGGACGACAGCCGTGAACATGAGGATGCCCGCATTGCAATACGTGAATTTGAATATGCAGAATAGAATGAAACAGAGAATATTATGGCAAAAATAACGGATAAACAGATCGATTCCATCAATACGATGTGCAGGAACGGATTCCGTTTCGACAGGCACGATTTCGCGGTATTCGGAGAAAAAAGACTCTCCGAGACAATCACGCTCGTGGAGAACGAGATGACTGTTCAGGTCAAAATCAACTGGCAGGAGGAGATCGTCGAACGCACGAACGGTTACGGTTGCACCGTGCCGACCTTCACGGGCAATGTGATTCCGCAACTGCACTGCGCTGTATGGCACAAACCAGCCGGTGCGAATTGTTGGCACAGTTACGGGCTGGGGAAATTCCGCACATTCCCGGACCGGGTCTCCCCGAAGCGTCAGATGAGCAGGCTGTGTGAACTGACAGGACTGGTTACTGACGACCTGATATGCGAGATGCTGCCGGAGAGAGAACGGGAAATGTTCCGGCAGAAAACCACCCGGAATAATCAAACGAAAATATAAACGATTATGAGTCATTTTACAGTAATGGTCATCGGCGATGACCCCGAGGGGCAATTGGCCCCTTTCGATGAAAACGAATCCGTGGAGGAGTATTGCACCGGCGAGGTGTCGGAGGAAGACAAGCGGCGGATGCTGGATTTCTACAAGAAAGAACACAAGTCCCGTATCCGCAGTTTCGACAGCTGCTACAAGCGTTACGGCGAAGACTGGAACGGCAACCGCTGGCGCAAGGACGAGAACGGCATCTGGCGTGAGTTTTCGACCTACAATCCGGATTCCAAGTGGGACTGGTACGTGCTGGGCGGACGTTGGAGCGGTGCCTATATCCGCCTGAAAGAGGGCGCGACAAGCGGTATCAAGGGCGAGTCGGGTTGTTTCGACAACGAGCCGGGCTGGGATGCCGCACGCAAAGGCGACATCGACTTCAAGGTGATACGCCGTGACGGAGAAGAACGCGGGCGCCGATGCTACAGGGAGGTTGCCGCGAAATGTGGCGGCACGATTCCACGTCCTGAGATTATGTGGGACACACTGCTGCATGACAAGAGATATGCCGGTCTATTCATCGAGGAGAAACGGACGATGTATCATGCGCAGGAAGCCGTCAAAATCTGGGATGCCGCGGGGTTCGACGTTCCCATCGTCGGACCTGAGATCGAGGATTTCCAGTGTTCCGAGGACGAGTATGCCGCACGCTGTGCCAACAGGGCATTCGTGCCGTATGCAGTAGTCCAAGACTGCGAGTGGTATGCCCGTGGTGAGATGGGCTGGTGGGGCGTCACGACCAACGAGTGTTCCGAAGATGAGTGGAATGCCAAGGTTTGGGGAATGGTGAACGCCCTGCCGGACGACACGCTGATCTCTTTTTATGACTGCCATATCTAACTGATTACCCAAGAAAATATGAACGAGAAAGAAATGGAAGACAAACTCTTCGAGGGCATAAACGCCCAAATAGCGGCCTATGGCTATGCCATTGTCGCCTGCTGCCCTGAACAGGACGTGGACACCCCCTCGGTGGAAAACCCGTTCCGTCTGGTTTATCCCTGTAATGCCCGATCCTCCCTGAAAGTGAAAATCGAGAGGGCCGGGTTTCATGTCGGCGACGCCCGTCACGAACGTCGCGGCTACATCCTCGGTCTGCGGGTAAAAATGTATTGACGGTTATGGAAGAGAAGCATAAAATCAACGAGGTAAAAGGAGTCATCATCAGCCGTGCCCTGCTCGACGAGTATGGGTACGACGGCGATATGCCCACCGACGAACAGATGCAGGCCATCGGTGACGAGTTGCTTGAATACTGGGGCGTCAGCGACGGTTTCAAGGATGCCCTCGCCAGTACGATGGAGAACATGTTCGGGGTGAAAGCAAAAGATTAGGCCTATGGAAACGAAGAAACTCACCACCCACCAGCGCGGCGTCATCCTGCGCGGTATCTGCGGCGGGGCTGCACTGAAAGGCAAGTCGCCGCAAATTTCTGAAAACAATACCGTCATCACCTGTACCGGAGAGCTGGAGATTTGGGACATCTGCTGCATCAGCAGCGATGCCGAAGCCTTCGGACTGAAAGCGGCATTCGGTCATGACGGGCACACGAGAATCACTTTCACTCCCAAAGAATAACCGGTATGAAATCGTATTACTATCTGGACTACCTGCACCGTGAAATCTTTCTCGAAGAGGAGGATATTCAGGCTGTGCCGGAATCAGGCAGGGCGGACGAAGCCTGTTCTGCCATTGCCGGAAAACCGTATGTCATGGAGCAGTTCATGGCAGACTCTTTCCGGACACTCAAAGACGCGGTCAGCCGCCTGTGCGATTCCCCCGAGATAAAAAGCCGCCACGATGCGCTGATGTATATCGTGTGGATGGCGGCATTGGACATCAAGGAGCGGCGAACCCTACTTCATTGTGAAGCCAACATCAAGGTAACCCGTGAGGACGGGTTCGTGTGGCTGCTTGTGCCGGCGGCAAACGCCCGAAAGTTGTGGGCGGCAGATGTCTTTACCCTATACAGGCTTTATGACGACGACTCGGAATCCATGATCGAAAACGAGGCGGATCTGGAATCGACCATCGAGGGCGGATACCGGATAGGCATCGAGGTGGGGTTCGCCTCCGTAATGAACCATGCCGCCCAGCTGAAACAACGATAAAAAACCAGAAACAATCAAATAACAATTAAGAAGAAAGGTATGGAAACAACACTTTTGACACGGGAGAATGCCCACCGTGTGACCATGGTGCGGCGTGTAGACGCTCCGGAAAGCGAACCGGTGGCGTTTCATTTCAGGGGGAAGCGATACGGCTATTGCAGCTATGCCCATCTTATCGGTGATTCGGACAAGGGAGAAATTCTCTCTCCGGCGGATTTCAAGGACTGGGAAGTTATTGCGGTGGCGCACCCCGGCTATCTGGAAGAATATTTCAAGCAGGCGTGCAGTTCCTACAACCTCTCCTCTTTCTCACCCGACGAGCGGGGCGAAACGGACATCGCCTCGCACGAAAAGGAGCTGCATGAGGATTTGCAGTCGATGCCCGAGGAGCAGCGGGAACGTTACACGGAGAACTACAAACGTTATTTCTCGGCGATGATCGCCGCCAACAGCCGTTGTGCCAGTGCGATGATTACGGGACCTGCAAGGTTCAACACCGCCCGTAATGAGAAGGCTTGCAACAGCCACGCCAAGAGCGTCGCGGCGTTCCGTGAGTGGCGCGAGCGTGCCCTCGATTCGATACGCAAAGCCGCCGAAGCCGCCAAGCCCGAAGGGCAGCGTCTCGAAGAGGAGTGGCAGAAAGTCAAAGCGGACATCGATGACACGGCTGCCACCATCTGCGGCATCGACTCGGGAACCGTACGCGGTTACAGCCGTGCGCTGTTCGTCAGCAACCTCACCGGGCGGCTCTCCACGTATGTCAATCACGGGAACGTGGAGATTATCGACCGCGCCATCGCCCGTATCCGTGAATGGAACGGCAAGGCCAAGAAACCAGTCGTCACGGAGCGTCACTCCATCTTCAGATTCCCCGAGCTCGCCCGCAAGGTGCGTGAGAAGCAGCAGGAACGGACGAACCGCGGAAACCGTGAGGTTCCGTTCGAGAGCGGAAAGGTCGTCTATAACTTCGAGGAAGACCGCCTGCAAATCCTTTTCGACAAGATTCCCGATACCGAAATGCGCACGACCTTGAAGCGTAACGCATTCAAGTGGTCCCCGCGCAATCAGGCGTGGCAGCGCCAGCTTACGGTGAACGCCGTAAGGGCGGCGGAAGCACTGCTGAATATCAACCTCCAGGCAGCGTGAAACCATGAGATACATCATCGATTCACGTTACATCGACGGTGCGTGCCTCACGTCGATGTCGGACAACCTGCACAGCGATTACGGCGGCGGGACGCTGGAAAAACTGCGCGAGAGGGAGCAGAATCCACACTTGATTGCCATATCGCCGGAACGTATGGCACTGCTCATGAGACGCTATGCCCGCTCGCTCTGCAAGCCTTTCCGTGAAATCACGGAGGAGCGTTATTATGACCTGCTCGACTGCCTGCCCCCGGAGCGTATGGGCAGCGGGTGGTTCTTCGTCGGGGAACCTTACTATGGCTACCTGTACCCGTTCTGCTTCCGCTCGGGCGGCAGGTTCTTCCACGCGGAGCGTTCCATACGCCTTTCCGATGCGGAAATCTCCCGTCAGATTCTGGATCACATGGCGAAAGTAAACCGCCGTTCCGCCCTCGTCAAGAGCACGCCGGAGGTGCGCTATATGGCATGGTATCGGTCGGACGTGACCTACATCCCGTACTCGTTCATACTGGACGGGGAAAAGCGGTTCTTCCGGAGCCTCGCCACACGGACTGGGTCCGAATCTGACGACCGCCAGAACCGGAACGAGATGGCCGCCCTGCTGCGCAATTTGCGCGGGAACCATTACGAATACTGCGCTTTCTACTCCCGAAGGAAGGACATCTTCGAGTTCTTCGACTGGCTGCGGCAGAACAAATACACACTGGAAATCCAGGGCGCACTGTTCGACTTCGCCCCGGACCGCTCCTTTGTAGACTTTCATGGCAATGTGTGCGAGTATTCGGCTGCGTTCTATTATCGCGTCTATTCACGCGAACTTTTCATGCATATCATCAACCAACTGCGCACCGTGAAGCGAAATCACGCTTGGCGCAGGGAAAAACAAGGTAAATAATGGATACGCTCGATAAACTGCGCATCATCGAAAGTGATGCCGTACCCAAGGAGGGTGCGAAAATAGAAACCCTCGGCACCTCCATCAAACTCACACACTCCTGCGGCTGCGTGCTGGTGGAGCACTTCGCCTGCGGCACCCCGATGACAGTGCGCAAGGAGGAAAGCCCGGAGATATACGAACGGCTCCTTGCCGAAAGAAAATATCATATCGAACTCTGTAAGGAACATAATCCTGTATGAAATGGCACAAATTATCAGAACGGACGGGACACGCCGGGAAATATGCCCCGCTAACGGCACCGACTTCACGCTTGAAGAGATGCAGTCGATAGTCGGCGGATACATCGAGCAGGTTGAACTGGACGAAGAGACGACGATGGTCGTAAACGAGGAAGGAAAACTTATGATGTTGCCCTTCAACCTTGAAGCGAGCAGGTTGTTCTGCTCCTACCATCCGGAATTGGGGGATTTCATCGTCGGGAATGTACTTGTATGCAATAACAATCAAATCAGATAAAATGGACAAAGAAAAAACAAAAGCGCTCAGCGAAACGCTCGAACGCTACAAAGAACTGCAAGAGAATAACAATGTAAACCTGATTGAGTTTCATACCGCCGACGGGCAGAAGCACGGTATCGGCAATGCCGCCGCCATCAAGCTGCTGCTCTCAGTGGCCGTCATCGAACTGGAACGCCAGCTCCGGACCGCGCAGTTCGGCGATGTTCCCCCGCAACTGGAACAGAGCCGCGAGTACAAGGCAGCCAAGCAGCTGGAATACGTCATGAACGACTTCGGTTTCAAGCCCGAACGTTTCGCCGAGGCTCTGCCTTTCTTCCACAAGACTCTGGAACAGACCTTTTTCAGAACCGTAAAAGCCTGCATTCTTGCCATGGCGGAACGTGATTCTCGCCATATCGATGACCGTAACCGCGCTTCCTACGAGATGTGCCGGATGCTGGCTCCCATGCTGGAAGATACCCGTCTGCCCTTTATTTGAACAGGTAATCTTACGGACAATAAAAATCAAGACGAATGAGCAAATATGATTATATAAGATTCGGCGGCTTTGTCCTGTGGGCAGACGAGAGCACGGACACGTTCCGGAAAATGAAAGTCTGCCTGCCGGTAAAGGAGCCTGTCGAAGATGATACGGGCATAGGACTGATTTCCACGGACGAGGACAACCCGGAAGAAATAACGGTCTCTTATCCCGTCAGGGCGGCGGAACTGGTTCCCTGGCTGGATTCGTTTCAGGAGGGGCATTGGAAAGCCCTGATGTCGGCGCAGGCAAACGGCGCAGGCACGGAGGTATTGTTGTCTATGCTCAAAGAAACCGGGCTCTGCCTGATGGAATGTATCTCCCTGATGCTACGCAGCAATGCCTGCAAGCTGTTCCCTGTACTGTGTCAGTTATTCCCGCAAGCGGAGGAAATGTTCGAGATCGTCACGTGGGACGGCAAGGAATATTTCGCCCGGGAACTGACGCTGTTCCGTGGTACGAACGATGAGTACAACACGTTGGTTTCCGTAACGAGCCTGCAAGATGTGCTGATCGGTAAAGACGGGGCACCCGTTTCGGACGAGGCGGAGGCCATGGACCGGAGAATCTGCTACTACTGCACGGACGAGGAGTTCCTGCTGCCGGAAGAGCGGCTTGTCGCCCTTGCGGAAGACGCGTAAGAGAACATCATGTACAAACAACAACAATAAAAGAAATGAAGAAAAACAAAAACAGACAGCAAGATACACCCATCACCGACACCTTCAAAGGATTGCTGCTCCTGTCGATGGGTGTTCCCGTAGGGAATATACGCCCCTACCGTTTGAAGTCGGCACCCTCCTGCTTCGGCGGCTTCGAGCGCATGACAGTCGCGGCAGCGCGAGCTTTGGGCGTGGACATCCCGAGGACTGAGAAAGAGAACGACGAAGTCTACATACGCCAGTTGGGTCCCGCCGTCTTCCGCGAATGGATGCCCGTCTGGATGTTCGAGGCGGCTTTCGAACCGGTCCCCAGACAGAAGCGCGACGACCGTATCCGAACGCTTGCGGAGGAGATGAACAGCCACCACGTGGCGGGGAAGGCCCTGAACGAAAGATGTTACGCCCTGTCCGTGGAACTGCTTTCCGAGTGTGGCGGCGACCTCCGCGTCGGGGCCGGTGATGAACTGGAATCCCAGATCTACATCCATGTCGAGGACCGTGATCCCGTGGAACTGGTCATCAGGGAAGTATCTCTCTGGGTCGACGGGAAAATCACGGTCAAGGGACACAGTTACTACACCGGCGAGGAATACGAGCAGGTATGCGAAGTCGAATCCGGCATGGATATCCTGAGCTTCATCCTCTCCCAAAAAAGTTTAGAGCAGCATGAATGAGGATAAGATATTACAGATGTTCTTCGACATCGGTCGGTGGACGAAAGCCATCGAGAAAGGTGTCGGCAAGGATATCCGCAAGGACCAGCTTATCCGGCTCTCGGAGGAACGCACCCGACTGGCAATGGCCGATGCCATGCGCCGCGGCAGATACGAGATTTCCCCGCCCCACGCGGTGCGGATTCCCAAGGAGAACGGCGAGTTCCGCACGGTGTACGTGAACGAGCCGATGGACCGTGTGGTGCTGAGCATCGCCAACGACCTCCTGTTCGAGCTGATGCCGGAGATGCTGCACCCCGCGTGCAAGTCCTACCAGACGGGTATCGGGTGCGGCAGGGTCGTTACGGAAGTCAGCCGCCGGATGATAGAATCAGGCGGGGACGGCTGTCTGGGCTGGAAGTCCGACCTTTCCAAATACTTCGACAGTGTTCCGATACGGTTCATCGACGAGGCGTTCGACAAGGTGGAGGCCCGGCACGGTCACTCCGCCCTGATAGATGTACTCAGGAAGTATTACCACTCGGACATCTATTTCGATGAGGACAACAGGCTGCAAAGCACGTATCAGTCCTTGAAACAGGGTTGCGCCGTGGCAAGCTGGCTGGCTGATGTGCTGCTGTACGACCTGGACGAGGAGCTGTCGCAAATGGACGGCTACTATGTCCGCTACTCGGATGACATGCTTTTTGTCGGCGGGGATTACGAAAAGGCGATGGACACGCTCCAAAGGCGTCTGGCAGAGAAATCCATGAGTCTCAATCCCAAGAAAGTGGAATATCTGACAGCCGATGTCTGGTTCAAGTTCTTGGGGTTCAGCATCAGGGGCGGCATGATCTCGCTCTCGTCATCCCGCATCAAGACTTTCCAGCACGAGATCGAGCGGCGGACGGTCCGCAGCCGGGATACGACCCTGACAAAAGCCGTGAATGCCGTGAACCGCTACCTGTACAAGGGTGAGTTCTGCTGGGCGACGCAGGTATTGCCGGTCTGCAATGTGAAGAGCGACCTCGACGAGTTGAACAAGTTCGTGATGGACTGCCTCCGAGCCGTAAGCACAGGCAGGCGGAAGATCGGCGGACTGGGATATGTAAAGACGAAGAGCGACGGTTGTATCGTCCGGGGACGGGGACGTCACGTGAAGACCAACCGCACCAAGACGGGACATGACATTCCGGGCTACCTGACCATCGGCTGTATGCGCAACGCCCTTCTGACCAGCCGGGCGGCTTACGACACGCTGGCGGCATCGCTGTAGACCATACGCCGGGCATACGGCGGACGGACGTGCGGGGCAGGATTTCAATGTTACAGGTCCGCATACCAGAACCATCGTGTATTCACCGGTCTATCAACCGGTGAATCCCATCCTGTTCTGGTTCGTACCTGTAAATATCGGATGGATAAAGGAATGTGCCGCCTGTCCGGTACCCGTCACGGAGCACACCGGGAAAGTTCGAGGAATAGATTTGAGCACCCCGCGTGTCAGACATCTTCTTTCCGAGTCTGAAGGCGACGGACCATCGCCTTCGGACTCGGCAGAAGACGCACACGCGGGCAACATCGGAAACATAAAGCCATGTGCCGGTATTATAAGAACTTTCATTTTTTCTTTCAGCACAGAAACATGGTTCGAGGGATTACATTCAGCGTCCCGTGTCTGACAAGCCTTCGGTCGCATCAATGCATCCCTAACGGGATTCTGTGATGCCTCCGAGGCTTCCATACGGGAGACATCGGAGAAATAAAGCCATGTGCCGGTATATTTTGAGAGCCATGCCCAGCACGGGTGGAACGGTCAAGGTCAGGATTTCAACGGTGCAGCTCTATAACTTGCGGCCAGTTCCGCGCCTCCAGGCTATCACCTGGACGAGCGTCACGGGCCAGCAGCAAGAGCTGCTCGCATCAGACGGTTAAAGCCATGTGCCGCCTGAATGAGACCACCGACAACAACGGTAGCGCAACCGGGTATTGCACGGGGAACCGCGTTCAACCTACAGTGTGCATACGGTATCCTGAGCCTGGGACACTCCCTGCTTCAGGATACCGACACACTGTATTCATCGAGACGATATAGCCATGCGCCATCGGTTTGAGTGCAAATCATTTGAAACCTAATAGTGAATATGAATAGCATATACCAAGAAACCCTCCGCGCTGTTGAGAACGGTGCGGGCTTCAAGGTGGACTTCCGTCGCCGGAACCTGAAAATCGACGGCCGGTATGTCATCGAGAACGGCCGGTATGAGGGGGAACTGGGGGTACCGCCTTCGTCAGAGGACGAGTTCTTCCCGAACATGGAAGAGCTGTACCGCCGCTACAAGCACTCCGTACCCTCGGAGCGCAGCGAGGGCAAGTCCCGCCGGTATTTCAGAGCCCTGCCGGAAAAAGACCTCGATGACGATGACATGCTCTACGGCGAGCGCCGGGACAAGGCGCAAGTCGCCTTGGAGCTGTACCTTCTCTGCCAGATACTACACGGCTTCAAATGGAATCCCGAGACGATGGGACACTGGTTCTGGCAAAGCAGGACAGACAGAGATTTGGTAATACTCCGTGAGTGGATCGAACCAGAGAATAATCAATCAACCATTTAACAATTTCAACATGAAGAAAAAACAACCAGAGAACGTCTCGTGCCCTGTGTGCGGGACAGAACTTACAATCACGGGCGGGAAAGCCTCCGTTACGGAGGCCCCTCCGGCGAAACTGCCCGGAACGGCGAAGGAACGCATCGAGGCGCTCCGTGCCATGGGTATGGACGTGAGCCACCTTTTCGCCATGCAGGGTGCCAACGGTGGCGAGTGCATCGCCTCCAACAAGGACGGGCATCTGACCATGCTCGATGACGACGACCCGCTTTTCAAGCTGATCACCGGTCAGGGCGATGTCCCGAATCGCCGCCTGTTCCGCCGCTGGGTCATGGCGCAGATGTTCCATATGATGACGTACACGGACTGCCGCTCCGGCAAGCCGACAGGCGTGACGGAAATGATCCACCGTCTGGGCTATGAGTACCAGTGGAGGATGCTGCTGGACGAGCTGCATGCCCAGATGAAGATGGAGGAACGTGATCCCGAGAACTTCGCCGACCGCAACCGCTGGTTCAACGCCGGGGTGGTGTACGCGATGGCTGAGGACTATGTGTGCCGGCTCAAAGCACGTATCGGCTCCATGAAAGTCAAGAAATGCAAGGGCGTTCCCTACAAGCGTGTCGGCAGCCGCAATGTCTTCGTGGAGGATATGGAGACCAAGATTTACCAGCCTCTGCAAGCGGCTCTGTACGGTATCCGGAGAGCCAAGAACACCGTACAGTTGCACAGCGCCGCGAGGAAATTCAACGGGACACGCGTCAAGATGCCGTACGATACGCCCCAGTGCAAGGCGTGGGTCAATGCCTACAAGGGTGCCGGAGCGTTCTATACCGCACAGAATCTCATCCGTTTCCACGGCTGCACGGTTGTCAACGACAAGGGAAAACGTCTGGACAAGTACCAGTCGCTGGCATTCCTTACGGCAAAGGCCGAAGCCTACAAGGACGGCGAGGGATGGCGTATGCTGGCCGTGCTGAAGAAGCTGCTCGACGACAATGCCATCGACATCAGGAAGAAGATGGCTGAGTGGCGTAAAAAGTAAGACGCTCCGTCCGACCGCCTGGCAGGCGCATGGTGTGAGGGGCCGGCAAGAATCAGTGCTCACTTCGGGACACGATGCTCATCTCTGCTAACACGGGATGAGCATCCTTCCCGAGGTGTCTACATCGAAAACGATAGAGAAATGCTCCGCGAAGGCAATCGCACCTCTATTCTAATCAAAATGACATAATCCTTTATACAATGAGCAAGAAACAACTACGACGCAGGGCATACCTGCTGCACCGGCTACGCAAACAGGGTATCCGGTGCCTGACTCGCTGCCGGACCATCTTCTATCCTTATGGGGAAGACCCGAAATCAGTACCGTACATCTGCAGCCTGATAAGCGAGTTCCATTTCCATGTTCAATTTGAAATACCGGCCTGACATGAACCCGGGAGACATCGCAACGCTGAAAGTGCCCTACAAGGGCTATCGCCGTATAGAACTGCTGGAACGGCTCCGATACACTTGGCTGGTACGCATCTGTGAGAGCGGAAAGGAAATCGAAGTCTATGAAGACGAGTTCGAACTGGATTAACTGTTTACGGCAATGGAAGACGAAAGACAGGAAGAACGCATACCGAACTTTATCGGCAATGCCGTCATAATCCTCACAGCCCGCCATCTGGGCTGCGAGGTGGAGATGCTCAACACCGCACGGGAGGTATGGCGCACGAAACGTCTGCCCGAGGCGGTGCTGTTGGGCAGGTACGGGAAGGCCGCACGTAATGCCGAGGCGGCTGTTCAGAAGAGGGGTCTGGCAGAACAGGCGGACCGTCTCGGAGAGATATTTTACCGAACGGGGGAATTTCCTCCGCCGGAAGAGGATGACCCATAAAAATATAAGAACAACTAAGCCAATGAACCTGCATAATCAAATCGAATATAGCGGGCATCACATTAACATCTACTACGATGACGACACCGACCATGAAGAGCAAAAAGGATCTGACGATGCAGATCCAGCGTATCCGCGCCGTTCATGACTGCCACAGACTTTACGGTCGCGCACAAAATCTGGTCATTCGCTACAACCATAATATGAGTATGACCGAAGAGAACGACGCATTATGGCGAAAATACATGCGATGCCATTATCCTGACGGGACGGTCCGTCCCGATATGGACAGCATGGCTGCGCATTATCTGAAACTCATGAACGATACGAAATACCCGAAGACTGTTTATGCCAGATAACGAATCTATAATACCAAAGTATATGAATCTATACAAGCGAATCGAATATAACGGGTACCACATCAACATTTACTATGATGATGACGCCCGAAGCCCGCGTGAAGCGTATGACAATCTCGGTACGCTTTATACGGCCCACCGTCACTACCTGCCGGAAAAGGAGTTCGACGACCACTTCGATATCGACAAGGTTTTCGACGGACGTATCGGAGATTTCCGGGAATCGTTCCTGAAGGAATATATCGCCCTGCCTGTCTATCTCTACGACCACAGCGGCGTCACGATATCCACCTCGCGGTTCAGTTGTCCGTGGGATTCCGGATTCTTCGGCATCATCGCCGTGCCGCTGGACAAGGTACGCCGGGAATACGGGTGGAAGAACATCACCGCGGAACGCAGGACGCGGATCGAAAGATACTTGCAAAGTGAAATCGAGACCCTCGACAACTACTACACCGGAGAGGTCTTCGGATACCGCATAACGCCGGAGGATGACGACACCGAAGAACTGGACAGCTGCTGGGGATTCTACGGCACGGACAGTCTGAAAGAGATGGAAGCCGAATGCAAACAGATCATCGACGGACTCAGCAGGGCGGCAGCATAGAACAAAAAATACTCACGATAACTGAAAATACAATGAAAACATCATACGGATTGGAATTTAACACGGTAACAGAAATCGATCCCGAATGGAGCGATTATGACAAAAAAGTAGCGGAATGCCACCTCGCCAACGCCGGTGTGGTCATCGTGGATGCGGAATACGGGCAACCGATAGACAACGAGTACGACCTTGAAGAGATCTACCGGATTCTCGAAAAAGAGAAGACGAACCATCCTAAAAATGAATGATATGGAAGAAAAACGGGATAACAGGGAAATCAGGGTACGCCTGCACCATATCGACCGTGGAAACTGCACGGAGGTGTGGGAGGTACAGACAGAGAAGAGCAACCCCGGTCGTTATCTGGGCCGCGATGACGGCTATGGACCGAAGGAGTGGTACACGCTCTGCGATGCCCCCTATGGTTATTGCGAACGTGACTGCCATGTGAGGGAGGACCTCACCATCATTATCTGCGACAAGAATTGGAACGAGGTGCTACGAGACGGAACGGACAGGGAACGCTTTCCCGAAAGTTTTCCGTCGCTGGACGAAGCTTGCAACGAGGCATGGAGCAAGGTCGTAAAAGGACTTCCGCATGTCACGCGCAAAGGTTTCGGGCGGTGGATTACCAAACAGTCCTTCCTCCCGCTCAGCCAGACCGAAGAATTGAATTGGCGGGATTGCTATCATGAGGAAGAAGCGAGCGAGATACTCTCGCGTTTTACATGGATCGGCGAAGAGTACGCCATATTCAGAGTCACTCAGCGGCACACCAAATGCGACGCCCGATGGTACGAGTATTATGCCGGGAAGACGCACCGGCGGGAACACGAATGGTATGCCCGTTTCTTCGGCTACGAGTACCACGACCGGCATATCAGTGACGTACTCGGGACACTCGGCAGGCGGTGCGACGACATTAACCGTTCGGCGGTGGAGACCTGCACGGACCACTACTACGGGCGTACGGTTTCCCATTTTATGGACGAGTTCATCGGCTACGACCTGTCATATGAACAGGTTCTCGACGCCAAGGAATGCAGGCTGCGCAAGGTACGGGAGGATTATAACGAGGCGAACGCCTACTATTACAAACTGAAAGAGAACGAGGAGAGCATCCGAGGTACCGACGCACTGTTCCTTCTCGTGAGGGAACAAATCCGAAAAGCGAAGAAATAATGTCCAGGGTTTTACATGTGGCCAAAGTATGGCAAATCGAGTATAGATATCCGGGATTGTACGGTTGTGACGGTCAGGATGTCTTTTATAACATTCTGGAGATGTCGGCAGCAAGCCGAAGCCTTCCACGCCGAACTGGAGAAAATAGGGATGGATACGGACAGTTTCATCGCCGTACTGGACAACCTGATCAATGACAGTGACCAGAGCGATGCCTTTGTCCATGTATCGTGGTTTTAGAAAAATAAATAAACTAAAATATGGAAAATGAAAAGACAATCAGACCGGATGTAAATGCCGAAGCGACCGAAATGCTTGATTACATCACGGACCAGTTGAAACGGAATGGTGGAGAATGGGACCTGACCGATGATACGGGCACGCCTGTTATCTTCGATGCGGAAAAGACTGTGTATATCCCGGATATCTTGCTTTCGAAAGATGGCACGCCTTGCGCGGTAATTCCGCTGGGATATTTCGAAGATGACACGATTCGCGCCATCGTGGATACGGTTTCCCTGTAATGTTCTATGACTATGCGACCGCAAGGAAACGGACTGGTAAGCCTCCACGATGAGAGCCGCCGGGAACGGGGCTTCTGCTGTATGAAACTGATCGTATTTCTCACGGAGGACGGCGTGACGGACTGGGACGAATGGCACGGGGCGCATCTCGATGCCGTCCGTGGCGAATGCAAATACCGGGCGCAATGCCCCATATACGAACGAAGTAAAAACAGCCATCAATGAAAATGAAATCAGATAAGAAAACGACCACCGACAATAAGGCATTCCTCCAAAACAGCAATGACCTTTTTGAGAAAATGACGGCATACATGCCGCGATGCTATTTCCCGACTGCGTTGGGAAAAGATGCTCTTCACGAATTTGCCGGTAAGGAGTTTCGCCGCATCAGGGATATCATCTGCCGTGAGTGCCGCTTCGATGAGACGGGGTGCATCAGAGGGAATGCAGGAGTATCTCCGTTCGAACTTGTCCGGGAACTCTTCGAACAGGAAGTGCACAGGCGTATCCGTAAGGATTACACGCTGCTCAGTGTCATCTCCGTCAGGGAATCGCTTATAGAGAAGATCCGCCGCGCCGTGGAAAAGGAGGACAACATCATCGGCACGTTCTACCAGAATCGCGGCGCACATTTCAGGGACGCGGAATTTCCGGAGTATGACACCTCCCCGATCGTGGTGATCCACAATTCCGGGTTTTACGGTTACGGCGGCTATGAAAGTGCTACCGTCTACGAACTCTTCATCGACAGGACCGCCAGGCTGCTCTGCACGCTCAACGGTGAAGCCGGCGAGGACTTTGACGAACCCGTCGGGCATGTACAAATCGAAGGGCTGTTCGAGATTGTCCACTGGCTCGAAGAGTACGGTTTTATCTCGGACGATGACGATGGGATTACCGTATGCGACGAGTGCGGTTCGACCGATATCCAGATGCAGGCATGGGTAGACCCCAACACCCGTATATTCATCGGTGCCACGGGCATCGACCGCGACGACAACTGGTGCGAGGAATGTGAAGAACTCCTTCCGTTCTGCTCCCGGAAGGAGTTCAAGGAACGTATGCAGAACTGGTGGGAAGGACTGGCCCCCTCGGAAATGGAGCGTATCGCAGGACTTCCTCAGTCCCAAACCTCCTCCGCGAACCGTTCTCGGAAGGTTGCGGAGACCTGCAATAAATGGTGGAACGGGAAAAGCTACGATGAGAAAAGACTAATCTGGAAAGAACATAATAACAACGAGTAACCATGTTATATAACCTGCTTAAAGATATTCGCCGGCAACTGGGTGCAAAAGCACCCCTGACCGCGGAAGAACAGAGCCTGCTTGAGCGGATAAGCCATGCTGTTCCGCATATCCGCAGGGACGGAGATGCAGAGCAGTTGCAGCCCGGCGAGGTACTGGTACGCATCTGCCCGGACACCGGACGCCCGGTGCTGGTGTGCCACGACGGTAACGGTCAGTGTGCATGCCTGCACAACGGAACTGTCGAGGAGGACGCCACGGACGTGAGGCTGTGGCTTTCATCCCTCGGCAGGGAGTGCAACGGCAACCGCAAACTGTTGGAAGCGGTTGTGGACCTCGCCTACAATGCCGGGGCGGACAAGCTCTGGGACGAAAGGGATTCCCGTGCCGTGGTATCGGAAATCATCCGCTGGGCAGGGGAATTCGAGACAGCGCATGCCGGCACGGACTGGAACGGGGAAGATTACCTCCTTGCCATCGACAGGTTCTACCAAGAAAAGATATCTGATTTATAACCCCAAAAAGTAAAATATGATACAAACACTTTTAGATGACATCAAGGCATATTTCGATGCCAAGGAAAGACTTACGGAGCAGGAGCGGCAATTACAACAACGCTTGTCCGGGGGATATTTCCCGATCACGTCCGTACACCGCGACGACCTGCAAGGCGTCGGGTTCGACGTGGAGAAGATTTCCGACGACGACATGAAGCGACTGGCCCGTAAAATGGCCGACGACTATTGCGAGCAGCTGTTCTGGAGCAGCATGGAGATCATCGCCGGGGACATTCTGGGATTCCCGAAAGTGGAAACGAAGGACGTCACCTGCCCGGAATGCGGTTCAGAGCGGGTCCGCTACGACCTCCACGAAAGCCGCTTCCACTGCGAGGCATGTTCCCGGGCATGGGATGACAAGTTGTACGTGCTGGTGGAGTTCCCCGAAGACACCGCCTCTTTCGAGGAGGAGGGAATCGGCTACCCGGCATGGAACAGCGAGGACAACGGAGCACGTTATGTGCCTGAATACGATTATATTCGTCATTTTCGGAAAACCCCTGCCGAAAACTCCTATTATAAGCCTTTGCGTTGGCCTGAGTCCCAACTATACCTTTCCCCGAATGAACCGAAGGAAGCAATCGATGCGCTGAGTGAACCGATCAACGATGAAAAAGGTATTGCGGATTTCGGCGAGCAGGCTGTCTGGGTACCGCTCTGCATTGCACAATAGCAAGGAGGACGAATAAGATGGGAACAGTCGATATATATACGGAGACAGGTGATTTCGTCACTTGCTCCGATTGCGGCAAGGTGATGCTCCTGCCGCATGGCGCGGATAAATGTCCCGCCTGCCGGTCGGAGGGCAACCTTTCATGGACGGACGCTACGTTGCAGGAGGCTGATATCGACGGGTTGCTCGAACGGCATTATAATCTGCACCAGAAGAGCGACCTGAATCCGGAGAATTACCTTTCGCTTTCCGTACTGGCGACCGAATACATCCCGTATCTGGTCGGGAAATCCCAGACCGCCCGGGAGACTCTCGCCCTGCTGCTGGACATCAGCGCTCTTTTCGAGAAATACTGGCGGGACACAAGATGTTTCCAGTCAGAAAACATCTACACGCCGGCTATCGATGCACTGCTCGATAAGCTCGACGGGAAACTGAAAGAGGGCGATGCGATTCCGATAGAATATCAGGATTGCCGCTCACTTGCCGAGTTCTTCCGGGCGGTTGCCGACGATCGTCCGGCAAAGGAAGAGGTGTTGTTTTCTTCGGATAATGAGGGAAACTACTATTTCAACGGCCGCAAAATCAAGGTAGAACATACTCATGAGTATGCCTATCGTCTATTAAAGACAAAAATTGAGACCGACAGCCGCCGTCCGGTAGATTTTTATTTCAGCTACCTGGCTCGTTTCGGGCCATATGGTACATGTGGCAATCCCTTCTATCCGAGTATCACGGACTATATATGCAGGCGTTACCTGCCTGAAACCACAAAATGAGAATTTTCGAAAGGCGATGGACGGCAGTTCACCGCCTTTCTCATTGCATAACCCTTTAATATCAATCATTATGGCAACAGCATTAGCAACAACGACTGCCCCTGTGCAGTTCGATTTCCAGAACAACAATGTTGAGGTGATGACGCTCGACACGCTCCGCCGCACGCACAAGGAGAATGACATCTTCGGCAAGCCCGTCAAGGGAATCTATCATTATGAAGTGATAGAACGCATGGCCGGTATCTGCAAGAAGTACAACCTGAACTACGAGGTGGAGGAGATTTTCGCCGCCCAGAACAAAAACAAGGCGCAGCCGGGCGTGGTTGTCCTGCCGCAGGTGGAGCAGGAGTTCGGGGCATTGGCTGTCGAGGCCCATATCCTGCGACGGGTGTACACGACGATCCGTATCAAAAACTGGGAGACCGACGAGCTGACCACCACGCTGGTCGTGGCTTTCCATCAGGACGGCATACAGGCCGCGATAGGACCGTGCGTTAAAGTGTGCCACAACCAGTGTATCCTCTCTCCCGAGCGCAGTGTGTCGAACTATGGCAAGGAGAAAGTCTCCACCGAGGAGCTCTTCGGCCGTGTGGACGAGTGGCTGTCGAACTTCGAGGTGCAGATGAACGAGGATCGGGAGCGTATCCGCCGCCTGAAAGCGAAGGTAATCACCCCTGTGGAGATGTACGCTTACATCGGTCTGCTGACGGCGCTGCGCGTCTCGCATGACAGCTCCGACAAGCGTCTCTCCTCCCAGGTGGAGACCTATCCGCTCAACCAGTCCCAGATATCGGTCTTCACCGAGGACCTGCTCAAACTCGCGGGGGAGAAACAGACGCTCACCGCATGGGACATCTACAACGTGGCGACGGAGCTCTACAAACCCGGCAAGACCGACCTCCCGGCGATGATCCCCCAGAATGGGGCATTGGCCGAGGTGCTGCTTTCCGACAAACTCAATTAACGATCCACGACCATGGCAGAAAGAACATACAAACGGGCGACGCTCGAAAAGCGTCTTGAACGGCTCGAAGAGAGTCTGCACAAAGAGAAAATGCGCCTGCACGGGGTTATCGGCAACACGGGCTGGGGCGCGGGAATGCGGCGTACGAAATGTACGCCGTCTTTCCGCCGGGAAGAGGAACTGAGAGAGAAAATCCAAAATGTCAAACAGCTTATCGCCAAGTGCACCCAATAGATTATGACACGTATCAAAGGACAACTGACAACGGCGGACTACCTGTCGATGGATGCTTTCCGGAAGCTGATCGATGCGCTGGAAGAAGACCGTGAATATCTGTGGGCTACCTACTGCTGGCTGTCGTTCTGCACGGCATTCCGCGCCTCGGACGTGCGTTCGCTGCGCTGGAAAGACGTGCTCAACCGCAGCCAGCTGGTGAAGATAGAGCAGAAAACCGGCAAGAGCCGCAGGGTGAAATTCAACCGATGCGTGCGGGAGAAGATCCGCAATCTGTACGAGTTGCAGGGGTGTCCGGATATGAACCGGCTGATTTTCATGAACCCGAAGACGGGCAATCCGTATTCATTGGAACACATCAACCGCCTGCTCAAAGTGTGGCGCGTCAAATACCGGATTCCCGTCCAAGCCTTCTCCACCCATAGCTTCCGCAAGACCTTCGGTCGCTACGTTTACGAAACGAAGAATCGCAATGCCGAAGGACTGGTCCTGCTCAATGAGATATTCCGTCACTCCAAATTAGAGACGACACGCCGCTATATCGGACTGGCTCAGGAGGATATCGACAAGGTGTTTGGCTCCATCCATCTCTGACAACATTTTCAACAATGTCCGGAAACCGCTGTTCGGGTTCCGGGCTATACTTAAATTACAATACATCAAATGGAAACCGTAAATAATGGATAAACCAATATATATCGACACATATTTCCGCATCGAATCCGGTTATGACGGAGGTCGCATGTCGGAAGAGAAAGCCGGAGCATTCTTCGCCGAGGTGAAGCGCCTTTTCACGGAACAAGGGTTCGGCGTCAGGGAGGGTAAATACAAAAACGACTGCCCCGAAGTGTATCTCGGCAAGACATGCCTGTACTGTCACCCGCAGGAACTCTCCGGTCCCGTAAGGAAAGAGTATATCGGACGCATCGAGAAGATTCTGGCACAAGGAACAACCTTCCAATATCTGCGCACCGACACCTACGACGATATCCTCGACCTGACGGAGAAGGAAGAACTGACGTATTACCACGAGGTACATGATATGACCATCGGGGATGTCTTTTGCGAAGCCTTCCGCACCAAACGGCGGAACCTGTACAAGAACCGTGAACAGGTGCTGGAGATACTTGTCGAAAAAATCAGGGTCAAGACCCTCCGCGAAAAAAACGGTTCCACGAGCTCATCTCCGGCATGGCGTTATACCCGTGAGGTCTACAAAAAGATGCTGGCAGAAGGACGGCTTGTGGAAGGCAGCAAGCAGACCGCTTCCGGAAAGTTGATGCTTTGCCGTACGGCAACCGAACGGGAGTTGAAAACCAGTAAACAAAAAGATGATGGAACAAAAGGCACAGAATAACAATAAGGTCAGTATCAAGAATGGGCGGAATCAGGAGGTCAATACCCTTGTGATTACCGAAGATTACGATGAGGTGGTCGAAGTGACCACTTCCCCCGACATCAATCCGCTGACCTTCAAACGAAGAGTACGGTGTCTGATGATTTCGGGAATGACACGGGCTCAAGCGGAACATTATGCCATAACACGTCCCATGCAGCTCTCGCTCTTCTATGACATCGGCAGGGGTGCTTTTGCTGTAGATTCCGAGGCGGTGGATAACACGCTTATTTACAATCCTTATACCGGTGAAAAGATTCCGGAAGAGTCAGAAAACGAAGAACAGCAAGACATAAAAAGACAATGAGCATACAAATCGGAAAACTGTTGCCGGACGGCAGAGTCCGGCATATCAAAGCGCTCCATGAAACGCTTTCGAAAGACCTTGTGGGGAAACTCAGGGTGTTCTATCCCAATGACAAACGGGTGGACGCCCTGCTCTCGCTGGGCGACATGCTGGCACTGGGACCTTCACCTTATGGAAAATGGACAGGATACGGCGATTCCGTCCACTGCTACTCGAGAATCCGCGACGGACGGGAGGCACCCCAGCAGTTCGTATCACGCATCGCGGACAACACGGACATTTTCAGCAGCATGGAGGATACGTGCCTCCTGTTCGATAGCGGTAAATGGTACGTCATGGACAAGGGTGAACGACGTGAACTGCCGCTTTCCGTTGAAGACACGCCCTCCCATGACAGCATGAAGCCGATAACCGTTTATGTAAACAACCGTGCCAGACTCGAGAGGATCGAAACGCCGCATTGGCAGGAACTTCAGGAGCTTGCCGAACGGGAATCCCGGATACTCTATGTCTACCGCGGTAGCCGTCTTGTGAGAATCGTACGGTCATCCAAACTTAAAAAGAAACTGTATGCTACACAATAACATCGTATCGGCCATAGAATGGCTGCCGGAGTACCTGTTCACGGAAGAGATCGTGGAGGCAGCCGTCGAAAGTAAGGATATAGAGGTGCTGAGCCATATTCCGGGACGCTTCCTCACGCCCGAACGCATAGAACGCATCATCGCGGGCAGTACGGACAACTGGCACAGTTTCGAGTTGCGCAATATTCCGGAGGTGTGCCGCTCGGAGGCTGTCTGCGACTACGCCATGCGCAAAAACCCGAAGAACATCACTGCCGTTCCCGAGTCAATGATCACCCGAGGAATGGCGGAGGCGGTCATACGAAACGGACGCGGCGATTTCGACATCCTCGCCTTCATACCCGAACGCCTCTGGGATGCGCAGCTGGCATACTCGGCTTTGCGCAACTATATCTACGACCCGTATTACACGGACAACAGGTCCGACGCCATCATGAAGACGGAACTTATCCTCGGATATGTCCCCGCCGGGGTAAAGACACGCGAGTTCTATTACGGAATGCTCGACGAGATGAAGATACAGACCGCGGTTACCGATGCCGTCGCGCCATCCCGCTTCAAGACCCGGACATACTACCGCAAGATGGCGGAGCATGACCTCTCGCTCATCCCTGCCGATCTGTATTCCTATGAGATTCTCCGTGCGGCCGTCTGCTCAGCGGATGACAAGAACTTCATCACCGATCCCCAGATCTTCCAGCCGCTGTCGGTATATCTGGACGAAATGCTGGCAGACCGGCTGATGCAGAAGCACCCCTACATGTTCCGGGATCTGCCGAAACGATTCAAGACCCCGAAACGGCTTATCATCGCCATCGATAACAGCAAGCGGGAGACGACCTGCTATATCGACGTGGAGACCGAACGGCACCTGCTCACGGCGGAAGTATGCAAGGCATACGTCCGAAGGAACGGCAGTTGTCCCACATTTCCCAAGAAAGTGTGGACGCGGAAGTTCGTCGACTACTGCATGAAACACGGGACATCGTTCTGCTGGTACAGCCAGATGCCCAAAGAGTTCCAGACCTCCGCGAATACGCAGGCGGCATATGATTACAACCATTATCGCATTTGTGATTTCGCCAAGCGGTTCATTACCCCGCAAATGGCAAAGGAGTGCTATCGGGAGAAAAGCTATGCACGTGCCATTCCCAGACATTTTCTCACGGAGTTCTGCCAGCAGACAGGACTGCCCGAGAGGTTCTACGGCGGGGAGACCCCGATGCTGTTGCTGAAAAATGACCGTATAGACTATACCTACTGCAAGATCGGCAATACCTATCTGGCCTTTTACCTGAAAGAACAATACGAACCCTCCTCGGCACGCCTGATGATGACCCGGTCGGATTCAAAATACTGCACGCCGGAGAAGGTATTCGATGTGCCTGTCGGAACATTCCACCGCACATGGCTGGAAAAAATCGTGGCGGAATATGACCCGCGTTTCGTCAAACCCAGCGTGGACAAGTCGCTGAAAGCCGTGCAGGCAATCTGCTATTACGGTGTCGAGAAGTTGAAAGACCTGAACCGTACGGAAATCTTCCGCAACACGTTTATGGACGAGACCATCGGCTACTGCGCCCGCCGCAGGGACCTGACCTATCACAGCGACAGCTGCGAGGCACTTATCGAGGGCTTGAAGTTCAAGATTCGGGGAATGGCTGTCCCCACGACTTTGGCGAAAGACATGACCCCTTATACGGCTGACATGCTACACCAAAAGTTCGGCTTCTGCTATGTCGGCATGACGGCATTCGCCACAGACTACGGGCTGGATATGGAGAAGGCTTACACCCCCGCACAGATGCGCCAGATCGTGCAGGAAAGGGGCGCCAAACCATCTTTAAGAAATTATCAACGGGAACTTAAACAAATACACATCATCTGACATGAAAAAGTATCGAATAGCCATAGAAGAAACGCTCCGCAAAGTCGTGGAGATTGAGGCGGAAACGCCGGGATTGGCGGTCTGCCAGGCGGAAGACGAGTACAATGCGCAGCGGCACGTGCTCACGGCCGATGATTTCATCGGTGCCGACATTGCACTCTCAACCGATGACGCCACAGTCCGGGATACTCTGGACAATGCGGATTTCATCGGGTACGTGCAACACCGGTTCGAAGAATGCAGGGAGTCTATATCCATCGAGGACAAAATCCGGCTGGCGTTCGGCAGTTTCGACAACGCCCTGCACGAGTTCGGCGAATACCGAGAAGAGGCAGCTCGGAACCGTCCGCAGGTCTACCTGCTGTACCGGAGCGACGCATGGCACAGCCGCTCCTCAATGGAGTTTATAGCCCCGTTCTCCTCCCGCGAAAACATGATGGAATATCTGCGACGCAAGAAAAAAGAGTTCCGCCTGACTGCTGACGACCTCACGGAGTTTGAGAACAACCGTCAGACACAGGGGCGCGACGAGAACTACCTGTACGAGTCGGATTATCTGGATGTGCTGCCGGAACAAGAACCCGAACAGCCGCCGAAAGACGATGCTTTCTACGATAAGGTTTTCACCTGCGGGCAATCCGAGCTGTCACGCCGGGATTTGGAATCCCTGCCGGCTCCGTTCGACACCTACCGAACAGATGGAACAGATCGTACGGGAAACGGAAATGGAGACCCGCGACCGGCTGCGGCTCGGTGAAAGGGAGTCCATAGATTTTGAAAATGACCGCCATAGTGAAATCTGGTGGGAGGAAATGGAAAAAGCAGTGGTTCGGCACGGCGTACCATACTACGAAGAAGAATAACGAAATATAACCTGTTCATCACATGCCATAATGATGACGGACCGTCGCGGCTACGGCTGCGGCGGTCTTTTTTACCCTTAAAGGAGGCGAATACTTCACCCTTTTACCACCAACACCGCTAATCTTAAAATAAAAACTGGACAATGATAGAAATCGGCAAAAGGATAGAAACACCGAACGGTGTATTCTACGAACTGGAATATGGCGGGGAAGGAAACATCTACAAGAACGAGGATGCCTTTCTCAACCGCCCCGACGAGGTATGTTACGTGCCCGAATACGCGGCGGAAGGCTGCGAGGAGTGGCGCGTCCCGCAAAATGGGAACTGTTTCACGCATAACTCCCTACTTGCCTTGTGCAAGGGCAATGAGGAGGTGTGCCAGGACCTGTTTTACAGCCTTGAATGGACATACCCGACCACCTTGCTGGAAGAATGGGACTCGAACGGCTATTTCGATGACATCGAGGGCTGGTATGATGATAACGATTAACTGAAGCACGGCACATCATGGATAAGAAATACAGAATTACATACTCGGGTAAAATCACGGGCAAGTCCCCGAACTACATACTGAGCCTGCGGGCACATCTGAAAGGCGTCTTTCCTGAAACGGAACGGTACGGCGAAGAAGAGTTCGACCGTATTCTTCACTGCATCGGTTCATTCATTGATGACTTTCACTTCAAAGTGCGCAATTCTCGATATCGGGGCTGCATACTGAAAAGGATCATTCAGGACAACAGCCTGAAAGTATTCAATCTGGGAGATGAGAAAGTGATACTGACCGTATCCTTCACCCCGCTGGAAACATAAAACCATCAGACAAATAAACAAAGAGAAGATATGAAGAGAATTGAAGATTTGCAGGCCGCCGTCCGCAACATCCTTGTGAACAACGGTCTCACAGAGCTTTCTTTGGGAGAGCCCGACGAGTTGAATGATCCCACCTACATTATCTGGTACGACAGACATTGTGAGCCTAACGATGATCCGGTATCGAAGGTTCTTTTTGAAGAGACAGGCATTGCCGTTGAAGTCCAGGCACGCAGTTTCGGCAATACGATAACTATCTGCGACTATGATATCGACCGTATCGAGTGGTGGGAAGGCATACACGCCAACATGCTGGAAGTCCTCGAACGCGACGGCCGTCGTCGCTGCCCTGTTTGCGGCAAGCCGCTCAAAGGGAACAGGAAGTATTGCAGCGCCGAATGCCGCAAAAGCATGATGCCCGAACTGACGGTGGAACAGGTCGTGAAAAACGCCAACCGAAATATCCGTGAACTGGCTGGATTGATAGCCGGAAAGGACAAGGCATACAGAAAGCGGCTGATAGAGAAATATACCGTCGGTCTGTCATAGACCGGTAATGTTATACCTAAAAAATGTAAATATGGCAACAAGAACCATTTATCTGACCGTACGTCTCGACATCGACAACCCGAAGGTCGATGAAATAACGGACGATGATATTGAAGATATCGTCAGTGAGATAGACTACGAATTCAAGAAATACGAAGATTATGCAATCGAGACGGAAATCTGCGGACGCAATGACGAGAGTGGTCTTTAGACGCTACTCCGACGGGCAAATCATCGCCCTCTTTCCCGATGTCCCGTGGAGCAGGAGATTGGGCGAGGTCGCGTCTTACATGCATATCGGTCAGCACGGCGCAGCAGACTACCGTCACGTGGTCGCCACAACCAAACCGGCGACGGAGAAAGAGTCTGCCGGGTTGCTGAACGAGTTGAGACAAGTTGGTTATAATAACATAAGAGTTATAAAACGGATAAAAATAGAGAAACTATGACGGAAGAAGACCAAAGAACAATACTCGACTACCACTACAAAGGTTGTCTTGACTTCTGGAAAAGACAGGGTAAGGATGAAATTACGGCCATGGAACTGGCTTTGAGTGAACTGGAAAAAGTCACGACCAACCCCTTGTCCCCGCGTGGCGAGCCACTCGCCCCGGCCATCATCGCCGAGGTATCGGGTAAATACCGCAAAAAACTGGATGAGGCCGTGGCGGCGACGCTTGACCCCGACGATGAAAACGTCCGCCGCTGCGACCACTGTGGCAAGCCCATGAGAGAGGGGTATTACCTCGGCGGCGAGTACGCCTGCTCCGACGAGTGTGCACTGGCTCTTTACCACGGAGACAAGGCGCAGATGGAAGAGGACCTGAGCCATGCCGAAGAAGAGGACGGCGAATGCTACTGGACCGAATGGGAATCCTTTTACTTTGATTAGCGTACCCCGAACAACATGCAACAGGAAGAAAGTATGATGAAGAAGAACTATCATGTCAAAACCATTCTCGAATCCCTGAAAGAGGATGTCGAGAGCGGGAAAATATCCGTTCGGGAAGCCGCTGCCGAACTTCATAAGGCCGGCTGGACGAATTTCATCGACATCGATGCCACGAGGAAACTGTTGAAGCTCCCGCATAATAGTAGGAAACATTCAAAACGATAAAGGACATATGATAAAGATAACCATGATTTTCGGTGAAGATGCCGTGCGAAAGTATGAAGAGAGCAAAGAATTGCCTTCCGAAGAATGGCTGTTGGACAACGGAGGTGTCGTGGACGAGAAAGAGTTCAAAACCGAGGCGGAGTACAACGCCTATGTCGCAGGAATGAATGACGGCGATGGCTGGTACGACCATCATATCATACGACATCCGGATGAACCGGAAGAGACGGACACCCCGTGCGAGGAATCGATCTGGGTACGTGCGGGAATGACCGTTCAGGGCAGCAAACGGAATATCGAAAAAATACTGGGCGGTGATGCCGGTACCCTTCATGAGATGCTGGAAGCCGGCAATTACGGAATCGATGGTGAAACCTACATACCTGCGACCGTGGTCGAAGAGTACAACAGGGAACATGCCACGAATTTCGAGGAGAGAGATGTAGAGTTTCACCTTTGCGTCGACAATCGGACCGCAAGGCGGCCTCTTAACACGCAGTTACGCGAACTCATGAATATGTTTGTCGCAGAACTGAACAGCCTGCCTCTCAGACCTGACGGGTGGCTGCCACATGTCGTCTATGTCGAAGAAGAAGGCGACTATCCGGTCTATACGATGTATAAACTGGAGGAAATCCGCAAGGACGGTTCATGCGTACTTTTCAATCCGAAAAGCGGCGAACGGTTCGACAACCGTCATTTGTACGAGATCAACATCGACTGGCTCGATACCGTATTGAGGTGGTATTACGAGTGCTGTTCCGTACAGGGCATTGAACACGAACCATCATGCATACGAAAGACTCAAAAATTATAGCCATGCCCTTCAAAAGTGAGAAAATCATAATCTGCGGGACGCAATACGACCGCAGGCAGAAACTGACACCCGAACAGCGGGCGGAGATATTCCGCCGCTATCACACGAACCGTCTTAGCCAGCGACAACTGGCCCGTGAATACGGCGTCAGCCGCCGACTGATCACCTTTATCGTAAACCCGGAGAATGAAGAGCGTAACAGGGAATTGCTGCGAAAGCGTAAGGCGGCGGGGCTATACAAGCCGGACAAGAAAAAGTGGGCAGCGACGATTCGTGAGCACCGCAGATACAAACAGCAACTTTACAAACAAGGACAAATAGAACTATGACACCGAGAGAACAGAACAACAACCTACGGGAATCGCTCATCGAGAGCATCAAGGCGGTCGTATTATGCGGACCTCCTCTAGACTGGCTGCCGATACGAATTGCGACGATCGACACCACGGGAACAGACTCGGAAGGCGAAAGAACCATACCTGACGCCGGTATGCTGAACGAAATCTTCGGGACAGGGGAATGCTCTGTGACAACAGACTATATAGCAACAGAGGAGCCATACGGACTCTGTGAGATGACAACGGAATCGCTCATCACAATCTGGGAGCGATATGTCTCACAGGCAAAATCGCAGAACCTTTGGTATGACCATGCTGTCTGCTATTTGCAGGCAAAGACCCGATGCACAATGAACGAGGTTGCTGCATACGTGAAAGATGAGTGGAAAACGGATATGCTCTTTACGGAAAATCTCGAAAAGTTCAAACGTCGCGGCAGCAAACGAATGGCAGAAGAAATAAAAATATTCGCATATCACATGAGCCGTCTTGACCGCAATGCGACAGATGCAGAAATCATCAGCGACTATGAAAATAACAGCGATACGGATTTCCCCACAAGGGCAATGACTCCGGCAGAATTTGCAGAACGTATCAACGAAGAAGGGTTCGATGATTTGCACTACTGGGTACGCGCCATAGAAGTTCCGATCGCAAAGTAAACAGTGATTACGAGAATCCAGATATGAGAACGGAAAACGAATTATTCGCAGAAGAGTTCGAAACGATGACCGTCAACGACGTGCCGGTATTGTTTACACCGCTCAGAATCGACCGACGGTTGATTCCCGAAAACGTGTTCGCTTACGATATCCGCGAGTCGGACGACGGCGACAGACTGGCTACAATCGAACCGGCTGTTCGGGTGAATCATGCCGGCACCATTCTCTCCCGTAAAGAATTCCTGATGGAAGACTGGGGCGGTGCGGAGATCGAAGACTATAATTTTGAAGGGGATGAAATGACCTTGAAAGAATGGCTTGAACAAAATCAATAAAATACAGACTATGGACATTCAAAAACTGACAGAAAATTACCGGAAACGCTTCGACGCGTTCTATGGGCAGGACGCCACGGAGAAATCCGGCAGGAAGAAAAAGAACAAACGACCGGAACGCCCGAATTTCCTTGACGAAGTTATCCGCCCGGTACTGGATGCGCTGGCAGACCTTATGCCCGAGTACGGTTTCACCAAGACCACGGACAAATATGCCATGTTCGGGGAATACTACCGTATCAAGGCCGGGATCGTCCTCATAGGCGGATTCTCCGTGGATGAGGATTTCGGGCTGGTTTTCACACCTTTGTTTCATGGGGCACCGTGCGGGGAAGAGCAGAAAATAACCGATTCGCAGCAGCTGGTAGAGGTGCTGCGGAAGGAGTTCGAAAGAAGGGAGGTGAAGACGAGAACGTAGAATTGTGTGGATAAACCGGATTTTATGCCGTAAATATCATATATTTGTTGTTATGAAAATCTGTATATGTCATTTCGGCTGAAATCCCCGATATTGAATCGGATAGAAATACGCCGGATGTTTGGCTTGTCGTACATAAACCCCATATATTCATGAAGAAAGAATCTCTAATCGAATGCGGTTACAAACAGATGAAAGGGAGGCATGGAACTGAAACCCTGATCTTCTTTCATGTAGGTGAATATTATGAGGCATACTATGACGATGCCCGAACAGTCACCCGGACAACCGGCGTGCCGCTATTCAATATCACTGCCATACGGATTCCTGCCGCAAGGATTCCCGAGGCGGATATGGAAGCATGTCGTAACCGGTTGCTGGATGCGGGATACGCAGTCTGTGTGTCCGATGTCCGGGGTGCATCCGGCCGCCACATGATAAAAGTCGATGAGTAATTTTTTCAAAAAAGCCGATGAACTCGTATTCATCGCTGCGGCGATAGGACCCTGGGCGTTTATCGTCGCCATTGTCATTATCGTCGGTCTGGTAAAATGGTGTCTGCCCGACAAGGCGGATCCGATGGATAACGACATAAACAAGTCTCGTGAAATCTTGGAGCATGTCATGGTGATGGACAGCACCTACAACGGATTCCGGGTGGTGTATGTCACCGAGAATGCCGTGACGGAAAAGCGATTCAGGGAGATACGCTCCCGGCAGCATATCCGTGAGGGGTTCGAACGCCTGAAGCGGGAGGCTCCTGAACATTTCGGCGGAAGTTTGAGAGATGTGGACATCTGTGAGTTTGCATTGTACGCCCACAACTTCCACATCGATGACGATATCCGGATACACAACATTTTCATCGCCGGTCACAGGATGGAGGATTACGTGCAGCCGAACCCCAACCTGCCCGGGTGTGTCACGTCGATGAACTACGGCACCGAACAGGGTAACCAGTACCTCAATGACCAGGATATCAATGTCTATATACCCAACGGCGGACGGCGTTACCGATACTGGAAATGTCGTTATCTGCTGCAAGTATCTGATACAGACGAGCGTTTCAGCCATTTTACGGAGGAGGAAAGACTGTATTGAAAGCACTTTTTTCTCTGTATATATTACCTGTAAACGATTGAAAATTAACGATAAAACACTTTGCCGACACGCGTAATTGTCGTATATTTGCACTCAACGTAATTGAACGATTAAACCAGATTGTTAATTGAAACGTGATAGATTGAATATGAAGACAGCGTGATATGACATCAGAAAAATCGCAAATCAAGTTTGCGAAGTCGGAGCGTACGGGAGAACTCATCGGGTTCGTTTCGCGGCACTCCAAAACACGTCAATTGAAAGGAGTCAGGGAAGACTCGAGATTCGGCAAACAGATTTGTGTCCTTTCGGAAGACCTGAAAGGAACAATCGAGCCAAATGTTCTTTATTCGGTGGAGCTGAAGCCTATGCACAAGGCGAATGGATATGTGGTCGTTGCCGCCACACCGGTTCAGTTTCAGGCAAGAGTGGAGAGCATAATCGTTCCCAAAGCATTATACAAAGTTACGGTGACATTCGGCAACAAGACGGTCTATTTCGACCCCAAAGACGGTAAAAGCTCAATGAGCAAGACTATCGACGGGGTTTTAGACATTCTCAAAGAGCGCAGGGACATCCGCAATCTGGAAGGTGTTATCGAAGATTTTACCCGACAGGCACAGGCACTGGTACGCCGGTTCGAGATGGACGGGTTCATTTACACGGCGGGGAACAGACATTCGGGAGGAAAAGGATGAAACGGCCTTTGTCGGGTATCGCGACCGATGGAGCTCATTCCACGAGGGAGAGATCGACAAGCTTCAGGGCCGTCGATCTCTCTTCGGGGAAGGAGTTGTTCCGCGAATCCATAGGAAATTGGACGAACAACATCGGTGAATTTCTCGGCATAGTCGCGGCTGTCAAATACATTCTTGAACATTCCGATATTCCACGGATTATCTACTCCGACAGCATTACGGCTATCACATGGTATCTAAACCGCCGGACCGCTTCAACCCGCCATTGTCCGGCACTGCTGAAAGCGGAAATCTTTCTCAAAGCCATGGACGAGCGAATCAAGGATATCCGCATCGAACATTGGAACAACAAACTGTGGGGCGAAAATCCTGCGGATTTCGGAAACAAATAAGTAACAAGGTATGGCGAAACTGAAATCACAAGCGCAGAAATATGTAGAACTTAAGGAAGAGGATTATCTCAGGCTTATCGAGAACACCATCAAGATGGAAGCCTTGAAAATCGCGGGTATCGAAAAGATGCCCATTTACAAAGCAATGGAACATATCCTCGAGCACGAACATATCGACCTGCTCATCAAACCCGTTTCAAGAAGATATTCTTAATTCGGTAAGCGGACAATACTATACTCCGAACGAAACTAATAGCAATTGAGAGTATATAGTATTAGTTAGTATAAATTTGTGATAATTAAAACATTAAGCAAACGGCGTATGTACGGAGATATTGATATCGTACACACGCCGTTTCACCTTGTATATCACACTTCGGTAAAAGAAACTCTCTTACTGTGGTTTAATCCAAAAATTTCATATACCTTTGTGTTCACAATTAGTTGGCTGTCAGCGACCTCTATGTATGTTTACAAAGACAAGTTCGCGATTTTCAGCAAAACTAACCCTGATAATCAATCAGTTAAAAATTAGAAACTAAGCCCAATTTGAGTTGTCCGTTTCCTTTTGTTTCGTTTTCATGCCGTCTTTATTCCATCGGCTTTCGGTAATTCGCCTCCAACAGGTCACGCAATCCCGATTCGGGGTAAAGCACCTTCCCGCCTAAAAGGATAAAGGGCAACACTCTGTTGTTACGGTATTCCTGCAAGGTACGGCGGCTCACACGGAGCAACTCCGCCACCTCCCTGTCCGTCAGGTAACGTTCCCCGTCCAGTGGCGGACGGTAACTTTCCAAAAATGCGGAGAGCCATTTGGA